ATGCTGAACACGCCTTAGACCCGATATGGGCTAAGAATATTGGCGTCGATATGGACGCTTTAATGATTAGCCAACCAGATTCTGGTGAAGAGGCATTAACTATTGTCGAGATGATGGCTGCGTCGAGGCAGGTTGGCTTGGTGGTAGTGGACTCTGTTGCGGCATTGGTGCCACAGGCTGAAATTGATGGCGAAATGGGCGATAGCCACATTGGCGCACAAGCGAGGCTGATGAGCCAGGCTATGCGCAAGCTGGTTGCTATTGCTTTCGACTCTAACTGTACGATTATATTTATCAATCAGATCCGGATGAAGATTGGGGTAATGTTTGGGAATCCAGAAGTAACCCCAGGCGGCCGAGCCCTTAAATTTTACTCATCCGTCCGGTTGGACATTAGGCGTTATAAAGCGATAAAAGATGGCGACGAGAATGTTGGGAATGAGGTTACAGTTAAAGTTGTAAAGAACAAGGTGGCACCGCCATTCAAAAAAGCTGAATGTGCTCTTTACTTCGGCAAAGAAGGCTACCCATACGGTATCGATTATGCTAGCTCGTTGGTCAATCTCGCAGTGGACGCTGGCATGATTAAGAAGCAGGGCTCGTGGCATAGCTATGGTGAAACTAAACTAGGCAATGGCTTCAATGCTACTTGCACATTTGTTCGGGAAAATCAAGATGTCATGGATGAATTAGAGGCAAAAATCCGAGAGACACATGGCTATGTCCAAGAACCAAAGGGCATAGAGGAGCCAGAAAATATAGAGGACACGGAAGAACTAGAAATGAAGGATCTTGAAGAATGAGCGTGCCATTATACCAAGTCGATGACATAATTTATCTAGTTGAGTCCGCGAAGGTTGGCTCTATTGAATCGTATCAAATCAGTGAGGTCCGTCAAGATCCCACAGGGGTCTGGTTTTATAAGATAGCAGTGCCAGCCAGACCACCCACAGGTACTGCCACAGTCGGCGATCGTATTACACTACATAAGTCTTTTGATTTCGAACTAACAGAAAGCGAACTGACTACGTATTGTGATGCAATAGATATGGCGGTGACAGCTGTTCGCTCGCGTCTAACGCAGCTGCTTGCCTGGCAGAGCGCTCAATGTGAAGATACTGGAACTGGTGGAACCGGGTAATAATGGACATACTTAACGAACAAACTACGGATGATGAGTGCCCGTTTGGTGAATATGAGGAAGAGGCAGTAGCCTCACTCATAATTGACCATCCGGAGTTTTTTACTTCAATCGTGAGGTTCTTAAAACATTCACTATTTAGTAGGATGGAAGTTCAGTACGTGGTGGCGCATATTACCACGTACTACGATAAATATGGAGTGTTCCCATCGCGGGGTATGCTGCTTGACAGCATAAAACGAAGCCTGACCGTTGATGACATAGGATATGAGGACATCATACGGATCGCTGGGCGTAAGTCAGATCCGCGTGAGGTGCCGGCTTTAAAGGGACAGTTACTGGATTGGGCTAGGTCGAAGGCGTATGGTATCATATACGACCCAGATACCATCGCGAAGTACAACGCTGGTGATTTTGAATCTCTTGAGGAGGTTATCAACCAAGCGAGGAACATTCAAGATATCGGAAGCGGTACGCTATGGTTTTTCGACGAGATTGAGAAACTATTTGAAGAAAGTGTATTTGAGCAGTTTACCACGGGGTTTAGTCAGCTAGATAGATATATCCACGAAGGCGGTCCAGCACGCAAAGAGATGCTGGTGTGGATGGCCCCAACTGGTGTCGGCAAGTCTATTATGCTCGTGAACAATGCTATGGCCAATGTTCTAGATGGGCAAAATGTATTATATATAACCCTCGAGTTATCTGATGTACTATCTGCCGTTAGAGCACTCGGGGCGTTGACGGGCAAGCCCATCAGCAAGAAGCGTTTCGATATTAAAGACGAAATGCTAGCCATAGTAGGCAAGATTAAGAAGAGTGGCGTTGGTGATTTGGCATTTCACGAGTTTCCGCCCGATGAGATTTCCGTCGACGAAATCTACGCTCTGATGGACCATTTACGCAGAACGCGGGGCTGGGTTCCTGACGTTGTGTGCATCGACTATCTGGAGTTAATGAGAAGTCGCAACGCGACTGACAACAATGAAGAATATATGAAACAAAAAGGCATATCCACGCAGGTGCGTGGGCTTGCTAAGAATGAGAACGTGCTGGTTTACACTGCTACCCAGACCAACAGATCTGGAAATACCACTGATGAATCGGTCTTAGATGTCACGAAGATCGCTGAGAGTTATGGTAAGTCAATGCCAATGGATTACCTGATAAGCATCAACCAAAGCCAGGATGAATATCGTTCGCAATTCAATTCTAGCGGTGTCTCTGTCCACCCAGCAACTGCACGTATGTACATAGCTAAGAACAGGAATGGTCCGAAATTCCAGACTATTGAGATTAAGATAAACTACAGCACTATGAGCATCCAGGAGACGATATGAGTGACAAGGCCGAACTTAAAAAGGTAATTTGCTTGAATGACTACGTGGCAGTGCTACAGGACATTGATGTTCCTGATGGCATTGAGATGGATCCTAAGGCATTGCAAGAGATTAGCAATGAGGGAATTGTTGTTGGAATAGGGCCAGACGCTCATGATAGCAGTGGCAAGAATGTAGTAGAAATAGGCGACCGAGTTATATTCCACAACAAACGATACTTAGCCCTGCACCCTGCCTCTGGCGGCTATGAAGGACGAACAGTATTGATGATCCGCAGGATGGACTTCGTCGCTAAGATCGGCACAACAGACAAATACGAGATAGTATGAAACATCACTACATATGTATAGATTGTGTCGAGTCTGAAACTGGCACGCCGATACATGATCTATCGGTTGAGCTATTCAACCAGGTAAAAGCCGAGATGTCATTCACCACCGAAGCGTGCCCGGTGTGTGGTGGCAATAACGTGCGCAAGGTGTTTGGCATAGAGACCGCGTATGTAAGAGGCTATGGTTTCCACGATAAGAAGGGTACTAAGCGTGATATGGACCTTCACGCCATGTCGACTGGAAACGATCCGTATGGCGAGCATCGCAAAGTCGGGGAAACAAGAGAAGTCATAACAAATCTACAAAGAGATAGGGAACACCACACCCATTCTAAGACCATTCGCATGTAAGTACGTATTCTAACGGTATGTTATACGTCTACACCCTTTGGGATAAAGCTCGTGATTCACGTCCACTGATAACCGGGGCTTATGATAGCACCGCCAAATCTCTAAAGATCTTTGTACTATACCTGCGGAACACTACTAAATCAATATATGACATCGAGCAGACTGCTGCCGAATTAAAAGAGTTGATGTCTAAAGCCGGCACCGTGATGTTGAATGATTATAAACAGCATCTGATAGCTTTCAATTTGGATCATGAATCTATTGGTAAAGTCTTTGATGTTGAACTATCGGAAGAGGTGGGATGCAAAGATGATATCAAATCGATTCGCAGGGGTATCGCCACAATTCTATCTAAAATGTGTAGCATTAAGCCGCAATATTGGCACCTCGCCCGTGCGAATGCTGCAGTTGTGTATAGCTGCCTGCAGCGTCGTGGCGTACTATATGGGTATGAATTAAAGTATCCGACTTGGGGGAGGGTTTACTCGGGCAGGAGTAAGAGCACGGGGTTTAATGTTCAGGGTCTTGGCCAGGATCACCTGACAGGCATTAACAATCATAAAGTATTTCTCAATTTCGACTGGGTGTCTGCTGATATGCGAGCTATCGCTACAATGAGTGGTGATGAGAAGCTTAATACGGCATTTATGCATAGTGATCCATATCAGGAACTTGCTGATTATATTAATGTTGGTGTAGATGAAGACAAATTAACTAGGGACGAGGCCAAGAGGTTGATGTTTAAGTCGGTGTACTCATTAGGCAGTGACAATCCCGCCCTCGATTATTATTCTGGCTTTGGGGATTGGATCACGATGTGCCGATCTAAGTTAGAAGAAAATGGACATTTAAAGAGTATGCTCGGTCGCAAGTTCCGAATATCTGAGACTAGGACTGAGCGATCGGTTTTCAACGCGACCATACAGGGATCTGTGGCACATGCGATGCAAATATGCTTGAGACGTGTTTGGGATATGTTCCCGGACAACATATTAACAGAAAATCACGACTCGCTAACTATGGTGTGTGATCCAGATGATACCCGTTATATGATTAATGAGATCGCCAAAATAATGATACAGCCGTTCAATGGTATTTTAAAGAATAACCCACAGTTTCCGCTGAAGATTAGCGTCGGCTCTGGATATAAGAACTGGAAAAGTTACAAACGGTACAATTACTGTGAACAAATCACGTAGAAGACATAAAAAAGATAAGCACGAGCAGAAACGCAAACAGCGCCAAAAGAATATTAAAAAGGCTAAGCTTAAGGCTAAGGTATTAGCTAAACAGCCTAAGATTAGTACTAAGAAGGGCGTCGCCAGATCTGCTTCTGCAAAATCGTCGGATACTATTGATGTTATCGACCGCAACGCTTGGGGGTTGCAGACCGAAGGTGGAGATGATGGCCAAGCGTAAGAAACCACAACCAAAGTGGTTTGATGATTTTGTGCCTGAAGAGGTTGCGAACAGCACCCTATTCCAATTCATAGTCACTGTTAAAGACCAGAGAATCGTCGTCGATATGCGAGCAGACCTGGAGATAGAATATGCTATCATCCAGAGTCAGTTAGAGGATACACCATCTGAATTTGCGTATTGGGGAGCGATTTATAGCGAATTGAAAATGCAGGTTGCCAAAGTCGAGCGGCAGATTAAAGCAAGACGCGGGAAACTGGTTGACAAGGCAATAAAATCTGCGGCACAAGCAAGTGTGCGGTTGACAGATAAGCAAGTTCAAGCTATCATTGAAGCAGATCTCGAACTAAACAAACTAGAAGCTAAACTAATTATTAGCAATAAGCATTGCGGCAAGATGTATTTTATGGTTGAAGCAATCAGAATGAAATCAGACAATTTGAGATCATTAGCAGGCTTTGCACGAATCGAAATGAATAATAGCTAAATAGCTAAAAAGTCAAAAAGCTCAAGAACAAGAAAGGAAATGATCATGAGCAAATACGATGTAGCGGCAGTACGCAAACGATTACAAGAAAAACAAGGAAACAGGTTTAAGGACGCCAACGAATTCAGGCCCCCCAAGAATCCGGACGACAATAAGACCGTCCGAATTCGATTTTATGTTTTACCACCACTGACGGCGGGCGACAAATGTGCCGATGGGGTTGCCAGTGAATCGATGGACATGTTTTATGTCCAGAATGGTGCACACTGGATAAACAACAGGACCCATCCGTGTCCTCGCGTTCATGAAGATGAAGAAGAGTGCCCGCTTTGCCAGCTTGGTTTCGACCTGATGGGAGAAACGGACGTTAAAGACGAGCGTCGCGCGATTGCGAAGCAGTGGTTACCGCGAACTCAATATGCGGTCAACGTATACTTCCCTAAGGACAAGGTAAATCCAGAAGAGCTGGCCGGTAAGGTCATGTGGATGAACGCGTCCAAGCAGGTCTTTGACATTTGGGAAGCCTGCATCATGAACGATGAGGAAGGCGATCCCGCTGACCCGCAGGCGTATGGCGTTTTCTACGACGAGAACGATTCTTATTGCTTCCAACTTGAGATCGGTAAGAATGGAGATTGGAATAGTTATAAGACTTCCAAATTCCTGGCCAATGTTGGCAAGCGTCCTATGGCTAGAGATAAGGACAATAAAGCCTTGCCGAAGCGTATTGAGGCGATTTTGTCGCAGCGGCATGACCTGTTCACCAAATTCGGTGCGCGTGATCCCGAAGCCCTGGCCGCACTTGCGAAGCAGATGCTGAGCGGCGAGCCGAAGAAGGACGACGATGCTGGATTTGATTCTGACGACACTAAGACTGAGGCTGCAGCTGAAGAGTCCGTCGAAGAGACTGTCGACGTCGTCGATGAAGTTGTCGAAGATAGCGTTGACGAGGCTGTCGAAGAAGAGGCTGTCGAAGAAGAGGCTGTCGAAGAAGATAGTGTCGATGAGGCCGCAGGATTTGGCGAAGATGCTGAAGACGCTAAGGAAGCCAAAAAAGAAGATAAGGCTGCCGGTGCGGGAGACGACATCGAAGACAATGAGCTCCAAGATCTGCTTGCTGAGATCGAGTCAGACGATTAATCGTATTGATGGCGACGGCGGCGGCACTAAGTAAGTGCCGCCGCCGTATCTTTATTATGGAAACTATACTTCTAATAGACGGCAAAAACACTGCGTATAGAGCACTCTTCGCTTCTAGGGGGAATACGGAGTTCAGGCATAAATATCACCCATTCGCGGTGTGGTTAAAATTTACACACGTCTGGCTCGAAAAATTCAGGCCGGACGCAGTACATGTATTCTGGGATTGCCATAAAGACGACATCTGGCGTAAAAAGCTCCTAAACGAATACAAAGATCATCGCCAAGCCCTGCCCCATTATTCTGATGATATCCAGACGGACCTTCGCCGTATGCTGGAAGCTGCGGAGGCTATCCTACCGCACTTTGGGGTTCGACAATATTATAGGGAGCGGCAGGAATGCGATGACTTGATCTATTCCGCATGTCATGCCCTTACGCCGGCTAAAACAGATACCCGCAAAGTTGTAATTATATCCAGCGACTCTGACTTCTTACAGTTACAGTGGTCGATGCCCCATGTTTCGATATATCTCCCGAAAGATCAGAAATTGGCGGTCCGCCCGGATTGCGATCCAGCCATGCAAAAGGCCTTGAGTGGTGATAAATCCGATAATATCGATGGATTCCGAGGCATCGGACCTGTTAAAGCTCGGCGTATGGTTATGAACCCCAAACAATTGATGGAATTTCTGAGCTTAGTAGACGCCAAGAAATTTAAGAGAAATCTTGCATTAATTGATTTATCGGCAAATCCGGCTCAAGTAAGCAATCAACTATATGTTATTGGGGTTATGTCACAGGACGTGACATTCGATAAATCTGCTATCAATGAGCTTGCGATTAAGCACAAAGTACGGGGATTAATGGCAGAATACCCGAGGATCGCAGCATCATTCAAGCGTCTCGCGTAATTCTTCCATTCTGAGATACGCTTCTTGATAGTTGACCGGCTCGGCCATCATCTCATCCCATCTCTCAAACTGCGACATTACCCATAGCCATTGCTCTGGATATGATTTTTGCAATAACCAAGCGAGGCCGAATGGGCCTTTGTGTCCAGAAATTTTGAGCCACCATTTGTGGTGCTTGGGGCACAGCGGGACGCCATTGAGGGGATTATGGCGCAATGGCCGCACCCATCTGTCTACTAAATGATGTGCCTGTAAGTATTCCCCAGAGCCACATACTATACATTTATGGCGTCTTATGTATAAGCTCCAGCTCTTGTCGGCTTTATTCCGCCAATACTTAGACTTGGGGTCCGCCTTAGATTTGGCCAGTTTTGATTTCTTAGCTTTTTTCTTCGCCGCCATATTTAAGTCTCCGTTAGTATTTAAATACATATCTATTTTGCACGCCTCACTGAAATATAATGAAATACTCCATTACTAAAATAAAGGAAGTAGACATGGGATGTGGTGCATGTGCAAAACGGCGACAACAATTGGCGAAGGCGGCGAAAGCGGCGAAAGCCGGGAAAACTGCCCGAGTTAGGATTGTCAAGCAGGCGGCGGCGAAACGCGTTAAGAAATTGGCTTCACTCGGTGTGAAATCACCTAAGAGATGTCCAATTTGCCGCACTATGATGAGACGAGTATCTAAAAAAGGACGAGAGATGCTAGTGTGTGCTAACTCTAAATGTGCACATGTAAGGAAATTGTGATGAAGATAAATGAAGAAAGTGTCGTGATAGTTGAAACGTTGGGTGATATAAAACGAGCGACTCAGGAATTTATGCCTGGCGACCGACAGCAGAATCCGGAGGTGCACGCAACCATTGTCGCGGAGGATAAGACATATGAGCTGAGTGCTCCGACTGGATGCACGTACCGCGATATGTTGATCGATGGTTTTAATATCGTCAAGAAACGCTTAGAAGCTGAGCAGCGAGAGACGGAAACGCAACTAAAAATCAGCCCTATAAATGTAAAGGGTCACATGTGGCTTGATGATCTAATTACTCGTAGATTAGCTGGTGAGCGTGATGGCTTGAGGGTTAAATGGGTAATTGAAGAGGGTACTTTTTTCTTCGACCCCTTTACTGGAAAACTTAGTAAATGTACAACGCTATAGATACAATAGTCTTAGCGTTGATGCTGGCTAGCGCGTGGGCGCTTGTTGTTATCCCGCTCAAAATCCATGTAATCTGGAGATACTGGATTACCCTCATATTACCGATGGCGATGCTGCTGTCGATTGGTTTGATGTACTTTGGAATATTTCAATGGATAGAGAAGTTGATATCCAATTAATCCAATATCGTGCTCTCAGTCTTTGGGTACCGCGTGTTGGAGACGTTATCATTAAACATGGGTGGTTTATTCGTACTAAATGGTTCGGAGTAGTCAATTTTATTAATTCAGACGGATCACTAAACATCATTAAAGACGGGTTAATGAGCTTGCTAGTGGCAACTGCTCCAGAAGTGATGCGTGGTAAATCAATTGAATTAGGCCAAGGCCAGATTAAAACATCGACAGCTGGCGCTTACACAATAATGCAACACGATGCTGATGTGGTGTGGTATGTTTGAACCTCCTACTTTATTGCCTTATCCAGAAATAGCTGACGCCATTAGCTGCGCAGAGATTCGCGGTGTGTTCTGCTATGTGGTTGACACATATGAGCCTGGAATCGCTGTTGTAATAAAGCTGCAAGATGGCGATAGTGGGATTGTTATTGGGGGGTGGGATGGAAAGCACGTCAGCCCCACAGATGAGATATGGGGGCAGTCACAAGAATTCCTGACGCATTCTGCATATATGTTCATACAAGTAATGCAGCGTATAGGAATTGACCAAGCTGAGTTTTTCATATCCAAAGATGGTATATTGGTGGATGTTCAACTGTCATTGAATAAGCTCATTGGGCCTGGGATGCTTAGGGACATATTCTCAGATATTTCTAAAACTCAAAATGTAAAAGAAATGTCTGTTTTAGACGACGATAAGATAAAAGAGCTGAGCACTTCTGGTAGCAGCTACATTTTAAAGCCAAGTCGGTACCGCTACTACGCACGTAGTGATGATAGCATACTACCGTTATACGCCCGTATTTAAACACAATGCTGATAGTAATGTGCGGGTATCCCAAATCTGGTAAGTCAACCTTTGTCGACATTCTGATGCAGTATGTTGCGCATCCAGTGCATCTTGTGCGGCCAAGCGATTGGCGTCCTGAGGATGAATTGACGGCGGCTGAGAATTCAAAGTGGCAGCTTGCGTGTTGGGAATACGCGATTGATAAAGCCACTGAACTGGTGTCCGTTGAACCCGCTGGCGTGGTAATATTTGATACGTGTGGTGCTTCGTCGGAGCCGCTTGAGACTTTAATGTCGGTAGCCAGGTCACATGGCCATAAAGTAGTCGCGATTTTTATGGCGACTCCGCGTGTTATGTGCGAGGAGAGAATTGACCCGTATATAATTCAAAAGTATATTGATAGAATCCATAATACCGTGTTTAGGTATAAAACCATTTGCGATAACTTGATAGTCGTAAAATACCATAAGGTTGAACAATGGCACCACAGATCGGAAAGCATCGCCAACCATTTAGGCCTAAGGTTAAGTCTAAATCCAGATCTGAGATCCGACCTAAAAACGCGGCGAGAATAGTATGGAACCCAATAATACTGGACGATTGCGGGGTTGTAACGGGATGCGATGCGAGATATGAATGGATGCTTCCATGGTGGTTTGACCATTATAGTAAACATAATAAATACCCAGTTTATTTTGTTAACTTTGGAATGTCTAATAATGCGGTTGAATGGTGCCAGCAGCACGGACAAGTAATTGACTTGAAGTTTAATTGCCCGCGAAAGCGGAACTGGTTTAAGAAGCCTTTGGCGGTTTTATCATGTCCTCTTAAACGCATTTTTTGGATTGATCTTGATTGTGAGATTAGGGGGGATATTGCTCCTATGTTTGGGTATATTGGTGAAGGCATAGCCGTTACATTAGACCCACACAATCCGTGGGTTAAGACTAAGCCAGTTGTTGCAAGCGGCATCGTTGGCACTAAGCATAATAACCCATTGATTCTAAAGTGGGGCACACAATGCATGTCTAGTACTAGGGTGCGTGGCGATCAGGAAGTTTTAAACCAAATAATACATACTAGGCGCGACCAGTTAATAATAATGCCGCCAGAGTATCAATGGCTTAGGATAGATGGGGACAATCCGAAGGCTTTGATAATGCATTGGACTGGATCGAGGGGCACCGACCATATTCGAGTGCAGATGGGGTTACCACCATTGTCGGGACGCCGGTATTATACCAAACGTAGCCAAGAAGATGTTATCAGCGATAGGCGGAAGAAGCACAAACACAACGTCACAAGCCTGGCGGTCCGCGCTGCTGCGAAAAAGAGGAGAACTAGTAGGGTTCGACGCGACATTTCACCGCGTAGGAAGAAGCGGAGGTAGTTAGCGTCGTCCGGTGCTTTCATTCCACTCTCCTTCGCCAGGAGGTGGAGGGTCTCCGCCATCACGTCTAGTTGAGTTGTTGGGTACTTCGTCTTTGAGGGCTTCGGCGTTATCGTCGACTGGGGTTGGACAACAAGAGAGTACCTCTTCAGTTTCGAGCCATTCTTGGATTCCGAATTTACCACCAGCCAGGCGTTTTCCACCAATGTCTGCCGTCAGGCTCGCTATCACAGCGGTGGGAAGTGCACCAAGTGCTTCTTCCAAACTCACTGCTGCCACATTCTTTTCCAAGTTGTTGGGTAGTTGTACGAATCCATTGATGATTGGAAACTGGCGAACGATTGTGATGGTCTCTGATGACATAATTTATCCTCGTATGATATCTTTGATTAGTATATAATATCGTGTCACGAGTATTCATAATTGGCGGTGGCCCCAGCCTGCGTGACTTCAAATTCAAGAAGTTGCGAGGCCACGACTGTATATCTGTTAATAAGGCGATATTTCGCGTCCCAGACCCAAAATATTTTATTACTATTGACCACAGCTTCTTGAACAAGATAGGTGAGAAGAGGGCGATAATAAAGAGTTCGAAAGCTACCAAATTTTTTATAGCTAATTATGCGTCGGGTCAGCTAGCTGATAGAGGGGGTAAGATATTTTGTACTAAGACCAGGAAGCACTATGAACTCGCTGAGTTTGATGTGGTTGTGAGGAGCAGGGGATATGGTGGGCTTGGCACACAATGGAATGATTTTAGAAATGGCAACTGCAGCGGGTATTGTGCGTTCCAGCTAGCGACACTATTGGGGTATGATGAGATCTACTTGTTTGGACTTGACTTAACCACTATTGGTGGGCAAACACATTATCATGATGGGTATAAGGGGCAAAGACCTGAGTCATTTAAGAAATCACTGTCGCAATATTTTGTGCATTTCACGTCTGGGATTAAGGATGCTAAGAATCGCGGAATTAAGGTGGTTTCATGCTCTAAGGTTAGTCGTTTAAATGATCTGATTCCGTTTGTTGCGCCTTCAAAGGTGTTATGACTGACTCTATGAAGTAATCGACTTGATCAACGGCCAGACCTGTTAGATGAAAGTCGCTATCGGGGCCCATAACTTCAGCCCCCAAATCTATCCCCTCAAACTCTGGCAGCAGTGAAACTTGATATACCACTCCTGGGTCTCCTGTTGCGCGGCATTGGAGAGTACATTGTTTGATTTTCTCGTGCAACTCTTGTCGGTTCGCACCGTGCTTAACCCCAATCATCAATATTTTCTCTGTCATCAAGAATTCAATCTTGTGCGATAGGTTCGACGATATTGCCACTTCATTGACAACCAGCCCGTCGAACACCCTATGCATTGTGTCAATGATACCATCGGCCGTTAGGTATGACTCCGGCAGTAACAACCTTCTGGCGCTAGAATCATCGAGAGAACGTTCAAGCCATTGCTCAGCTGCGACTGTCATCGAGGTACTAGCCATAGGAATTAAGAATTTAGCTAGACCGCACACGCGCTCGCAGTAGAGCGGGTTTTGTTTATATGGCATCGCAGAGGAGCCTACTTGTTTGGAACCAAACCCTTCCATCAATTCCTTCTTCCCGGCCAGCAGGCGGATATCAGTGGCTATCTTCTGGCATACGGCTCCAAGTGCGGCTAGTGAACTCGCGATTATCGCGTCGCTGATCCTGGGGTATGTCTGGCCAGTTATGTAGTAATGTCCTTTTGGTTCTTGGAAACCTAATGCACGTGCAACCATCCCATCTAATATGCGGACCTTCATCGCAGCATCTTTTCTCGTTGTGTCTGGTCCCTCAAATAATTCTAAGAATGAGGCTTGCGTACCCGTGGCACCTTTGACGCCTCGTATGCGGAGGTATTCATAATTATGATTGAGTTGTTCTAGGACTAAGTATAGGTCGTGTGCCCAAGATGCTGCTCTCTTCCCGACGGTAGTTGGTTGCGCCGGTTGGAAATGCGTTAATCCTAATGTTGCAGTACTTTTGTGGAGTTCAGCAAAGTCGCCGACTTTGATGATCAAATTGATAAGTTTAGATATTATAAGCTCGAGTGATTCTCTGATGCGGAGAGAATCTGCGTTATCAACCACAAACTGGCTAGTGGCTCCCATATGGATAATACCCTTAGCTAGCGGTGCATGAGTTCCAAATTCAGCGATATGGGCCATTACGTCGTGGTGTGTTTCTTTTTCGAATTTAGCGGCCAGCTCCAGATCGATAGGTTCTTCGAGGGCCTTTTCCAATTCTGACAACTGCTCTACGGTAATTGGTAGCTGCAGGCCATATTGGGCTTTGGCTAATTCGTACCAGAGCTTACGCCATAATTTGAACTTGTGATTCTCACTCCAGATGTGTGACATACGTTCTGAAGCGCAGCGTGTTACGAGTGGTGACTGGTATGTATCCATATCCTTAAAATACTGGTGTTCATGCAAAAATAAATTGAATGTGTGAGTCCCCGAGTTAGGAGACGAAAATTATGGCAAGTCAGCCACTAAATACAACGATTAGCGTTTTTAGACGGGTTCGATCGCAACGTGAAGCGCAACGCCACGATTCGATCAAGAACATAACAGACAGACTGCGCAGATTGATACTGGTTGATCCCGGCAACGAGATCAGAACCAGTGTCCAATCGAGAGATACGGCCGTTACCGATTTCTCGACTTACATGGGACAGGCAAGCGCCGTGGCTGGAAGAGGACATCCGATTGTTGTTGGTGTTCAGGCTCGTAAGGACTTCGAAGTCATCACCCAGCTTACCGGAATCGATTTCCCGGTTGAAATCGGTAGCGATAAGTTCGTTCAAGAGAACGCCGCAAACGTTGGTGGCGATCTTTACCAGGATGCTCGTGATACTACGGGCGGCGACACCAACAGGCTTTAAGCCTGTTACAACACGAACTCACACTTCCAGTGGCCCGGACAATCCGGGCCACTGTTGTATTATAACTCAAATATACTATAGATTCGGAGATATAATATGCCTAATACAGTCCCATTTACAGCGTACTTCAGAATGGTTCCGGAACGTGGAGAGGGTAAGCGTTTTGAAATCTGGCGGAGCCGCGAACGCATTGCGCGCCTCGTGTGGCTAGACCTGAATACGGTACTCGAAGATTCTGTGCCATTCAATTCGGCTGGTGATACGGCGGGTACTGCTAACTTCGCGGTACCAGGAGGCACCATCACTTGGAGTTTGGCTCAAGATGCTGACTCTAATAGCTCAAGTATGAATGCGGTAGCATTTAAACCACAATTTGGTGAATCCCCAGATCAACTAACAGTGGTCGGTTTTGTTGAGCAAGATGATACTGTGCCATATGGTGAGAAGCAATTAATTAGCGGTGGCAGGGTCTGGAATGGCCCTGCGGCTGGAGCGCCTGGAGTTACCATAAGCACTATGCCAACTACCGCAAACCAAGCGGCGGCGGCAGCACTTAAGGCGTTACTCGAAGCTTCCATCATATCTGTACCTGTAGAGATGATTAAACTTGAAATAAATGGCGTAGCCTACGGTCGGGGCGCGATTCATTTCCCAAGACCATAAAACTATAAAGAGAATATTATGAGCGAATTTGGGCCAGACGCTATAGCCGACAAAATGGAATTAATCTCTGAAGAAGATGACCAGAGAGCTGTAATCGCTGGCATTAAGAAAGTAGCCGATGAGGGGACTGATATAAAGGAAGTGGGTAGAATACTCATGCTATTGGCTAAATGCGGGATGGACGCGATTGAGAAAGTTGCATTACAGAGCATTGAAGCTTTAAAGAAGGATCCATCTAGTATTGACGCCGTACGTGCCGCATTAGGCAAGTATGTTGCGTGACGCAATCCTGTTCGGGGGTACAATTCAAATCTATTATAGAGACCAGAGGACTACACTATGGCTATAATGGGACCATCCGAACTCCCCTACATTCTGCAAGTTGATAGCGAGCCGATGAAGAAGTATGTGCTTTCAAAGCTCGGTTGGCCGACTGTTGAGGTAGAAGTAGGGGAAGATCAATGGGAAACGGTACTTCGAGTAACTGGTAACTTTATTGCTCATTACTTCTCCAAAGAACAGATGTTTGGGTTGTTTTATACTAGCCCTCTAGAGAACACCTACGATCTGCCGGCTGGTGCGTATTGGATCCAAGAAGTGGCTTGGGATCCAGTCACTACAATGATCGATCAGATATTCGGTGCAGAGAGCTTCTTGTTTAACATCGGTAATATTACCGGGATTCAGCAGATCCTTACTGACTATCATATGCTGCAGTCTTATCGCCGGTTCAGCGCGAGGATACTTGGTAATGAAGGGCACTGGGAAGTTTTAGGTGATAATAAAATAAGGCTTTACCCGACGCCGAAGGGCTCATTCCCGGTGGTAATACTTTATATCCCAGCCATCACCACTTGGCGGACGCCGGCCAATAAGCTTCTGGCAATGGATATGCTGTTGGCTGAGACAATGATAATGCTTGGTGCTGTGCGAGGTAAGTTTAGCGGCATTCCAAGTCCTGATGGCGGCTCATTGACGCTTGATGGCACCGATATGAGACAAAAAGGATATGAACTTCGCGATAAGATAATGGCAGATGCGATGCTGCTGTCCGACGATCCACAAGCCAGTGCTATCTATAGGTATTAATGATGGCTTCTAGATATACAGTATCAGTGGTGTTGAATGTGATTAGAGGCGATAGAGTTCTTGTGCCTGGGTGTGAGCCGACCTCAACACTGACATCTACACGTATGATGGCAGAGATGCGAGCCCAGGGATTATGCCAGTGTGCTATCGTTGATTTGGCTGATATCTTAGAGGCCATACCTGGGTCATATACTAAGCTTATCCCCAACTCCGGCCACCAAGGTAGCCGCAAGTTGTTGTTTTTGCCGCCATACGCACAGAAATGCCCATGCGGCGAAGTGTATCGAGAAGATTACTACCAAATATTAAGGGATTTGTGCAGGGAAGCTACTGATGAAGAAGTAGAAGAGATAAGAGGATGCGATTCGTTTTCTATTAATTCGTGCGAAGCGGCACCACAATGGAGAGGGCAAGAATGATACATCGATTTTCCAGGTCGGGTGGAGCTTCAGTTCCAAACCCCGTAGGGTTCAGGACCGATATGCAGCGTACTCATCCGCTTCATCAGTTACATGATGACGCCAGCGCCGATCATAGTTATGCCGCGAGCGTAGCTGATGAGATAATAAATATTAGCGGTGCCGAATCGTTGGTTTACGCTAGGGCTGAGAGTCAATCATTTGATGATGTGTACGAGGAAGAGCCAGATCCAGTATATCGCCCGGCCAAGATACTGAAAGCTTATTTCCCTCCGCAGCCACTGGCTGCTCAGTTGACTCCATGGGGCGTGGACTTTGAGAACCAAGCTACTGTCGTGTTTTCGAAAGAGCAGGTTATCAGAGAATTCGGCGATAGGATGATCATAATCGGCGATGTGATTGAACTGCCATACAATGCGTCGGGCGTTTCTCCTGATAAATTCAGGGTATTGAATGCGTTCGACTCAGGGAATTTTCGTTATAATTGGTTATATTGGAGCTGTAATGTCGAGAACTTAACAGACGACATTACTGTAGAGCCAGATGCCTAGAATAGAATCTGACATTAAAACAGCCGACGATTTTGTGGGTGCCTTTGAGGAGTTTCAGGACCTTGCCAAAGAACAGGTTGACAAGGTCGGTGATCAGATGACTGAACTGATTAAATCGAAGGGGGTAAAAGCAGAAAAGACAGATTTAGAGTCTTCAGATGACGGTGGCTTTATGATTATGGTTGATCCGAGTGATATCGAAAAGGCTGAGAGGCTAGGCTTGCGCGACACGGTAGCCCAAAGTATGCTTATTATGATTAAACAACGGATGATATCGGAATTTGGGTAATGATATATAGATTTGGTAGCCATTTTACGTTTACGAATTTTCCGCGAGGTATGACCTCTCAAGGTGTACCTGGTGCAGCTGTTAAGCCAAATACCCAGATTGGCCCGGCTTCGCCCGGTATGGCTCAGTTATCTCATGTTGAACAGGGTCGTACGCCAAATACGTGGGAAGAGCACAGAGTCGACTCGTCAGACATAGAAGGATTCATAGAACCTGGATTCCGCTATTTAGACGCCGCGATGAAGAATTACTGGTCTGATATAAGGGTCCCAACTAAGGACGCATATCGTTTTATACGCACCAAGATCGCAGGTATGAGCCGAAGCCTGCAGATCTGGAATGAAGAAATGAATCACGGCCGCGTAAAGTTGCCTGTTATTTCCATCAGTCGTACTGGCCAAGATTTTAACCCCGAGAAATTCACACCACCATATTACCCACTTCGCAGGCGATATGTAAATAGAGCTAAGACGCGAGTCGCTTTGGCCTTTAGGCCAGTTCCTTATTTTGTTGAATATACACTAAGCGTGTGGGCTGAGCATAAGCGAGACGCTGAATATATTTCGTACCAGGTTCTTACGCGATTCAACTCACTCGCTGAATTGACGGTGTCTGATGGGCATAGTTATGGAAATGTCCAGATGAAATTCAAGAGTTCGACTGATGCTAGCGACAAAGAAGCTACTGCAGAGCAGTACGCGAAAGTAAAATATGAAGTATCGTATACCGCCGAGGCGTGGCTGTCCTTGCCGGAGAAAGTGATGCCGACTATTGTTGGCGTTGTTCAAGCCACAGAATTGATTTAGGAGATTGAGATGCCTTCAGATGATAGACATGTTGTAATTTCGAACTGCAGTAGACAGATGATTCCGCTTCAGGTGCGGCCGCCCAAAGGCGACTTCTTTTATGAAGAACATCAAGTCAGAATTAATCCCGGGAAATCTGTCACGGTTCTTAGAAGATGGCTTAATATGGCACAGATTGAAAATTGCCGTAGCCGAGGCGACATCTCAATTGTTGAAGAAAAATAAATTGAAATCCAATATCCCACTCAAATATAATGCAGTAGCAATAGAGTAGTGATAGACAGGAGCTTACAATGGCGGTTTATTTGAGCCCAGGAGTATTTACCAGAGAGATCGATCTTAGCGTTCTGCCTACGGGCATAGGGGCGCTAAGGCCGGCATTCATCGGCGCCACCCAGAAGGGCCCAGTCAACGAACCTGTGTTGGTTACATCGGCACAAGATTTCGTTGACACCTTCGGCAACCCATTCCCAGAGAGTTATTTGGGATATGCGGTTATCGCCTACCTCGAAGAAGGTAGCTCATGCTATGTTCTTCGCGTTGGTGTGCAATTTGTGGAAGGTATGGATCCTGATTTAGCAGATATTGCTATTGACACATCTGGCGCTAAGACTGAAGGCTGGGGTCGTATCCCAGTTTTCACTGGAGTCGATGATGGAATTATCAGATTCAGGCGATTGGGTGACGGAGTTGGCGACAATCCCGACCCGATTGTGATACATGACGCAGGAATCGTAGGTGCCGCCGCCGGTGTGCTGACGGGCGCTTATACCGATGCGGAAGTGACTGATGAATCAGCGGGTGCTGTCACCGCTACTGTCACATTTAGTAGCGAAGCTTACACCGGATGCTTGGACGAAGTGTTCACGCTTCTAATTACTGGTGATCCTGATCTTACTGGGCCGATAGATGGCGCAACCTATACCATCGCCAATAGCGGTGGCGACATAATCACGACTGGCACTCTTGGGGACGGTGGCACAGGCCTTGATAATGAATCTGGTGACATCACTCTGACTGGGCTTGGAATTACATTCTCGTTCACGGTTAGTGGTGAAGTTGGCGTAGGCGATACGATCATTTTCAACGCTGAACCCGACAATACGGTAATGACTGTTATTGTTGAGAATGGTGCTGCTGAAACGGTCACCATCGCTCAGGCCACTTACACCAGTGTGGCAGCATTCATTGCGGCTGTAAATCTTGGAGCTCCAACAGATTTTACTGCTGTTTCGTCGACTGACGCCAATGCGAATACTGTTCCCGCGATTCAGACTAATACTGCCGGTGAATGGATTCAGCTTATTGGTACATGTGCGTGCACCGCTGAACTTGGAGTGTCGCAGTATATCTATGACATACCGCGAAGTTATCTGATCGGTACCGATGCCGGGCCATACAACTTCAGCACTGCAAACAACCGAGTGGTACTTGATGTCATCGCATCTGATGAGACGGTACAGTTCGATTTCGACATACCTGGGATAACTGGTACGACTGCTGCTGCGGTGGCGGCATCTATCGACGCCAATGCGTTGTATCAAGGTACTACTTACTTCGATTCATTTGCACTCACGATTCCTGGTGGGACTGAGCATGTTGTGATTATAACATCACAAGCACGGCAGTTCGATCAGCTCAAAATGCAGGCCACATTCACTTATCTGGCCTGCTTGCGACTTGCCGAAGAGCTTGGGATAGCATTCCCTTACACTCTGGCTTACAGGTCGTTCACAGACTCACGCACCGCATTGCCGGACGCCAGCACTGTGAATTCTGGTTTCCCAGCAAGCTGCGACGGTGGGGCTAGCACCCAATGCACCGCCGACACTGACTACTACGCAGCTATTGTCGGTTTCTTTGTTGCAAAATATTCCGGTACGTGGATCGAAGATTACTCACTCAGCCTTGAGATATACACTGAAGGTGTTGGTGATGTTGCAGGGCGTTGGAAGATCACAATCAACGATGCCAATGGCATTACCCACGATCTCGTACAAGATATAAGCTTTGACCCGGACGATGACCGATACGTCGGCAGTGTCTTGAATCCAGGAACAACCATTGGCGGCGTCAATGGTAATGACTTCATCAATTGGGAAGACAGACCAGCCTGGCTTCGTCCCGATGACACCACTGAGCCTAGCCCAATCCTTAGTAGTGGGTGGGGCGAGGACGGTCCTCAGAATGGCATCCCAGCAGACGCTGAAGATAGCTCTGCGTTGGACAATGAAGTCATTGGCAACCCGTCATTGTCGACTGGAATCTACGCATTCCAGAACCCCGAGACATTCGACTTCAACCTGTTGTTGACTCCGGGATTCGCGAGCGGTCCAGTTATCGCGCAAGCCATCCAGTTCTGCGAGAACCGTGGCGATGTGCTTTACCTAGTTGACCCGCCTTATGGCCTTAGACCTCAGCAGGTCATTGACTGGCATAATGGTATGCTGACAAGTGACTTGGCATCTGCGCTTAACACTAGCTACGGTGCGTTGTACTGGAGCTGGTTGAAGATTAATGACCTATTTAATGGCGGGACGATTTGGATTCCGCCGTCTGGCTCTGTTGCGGCAGTTTTTGCTCGCACTGAGCGTGTTACAGAACAGTGGTTTGCGCCTGCAGGCCTCAATCGAGGCCGTCTGCTTACCGCTATCGACATTGAGTACAATCCGACGCAGGGTGAACGTGATGCTTTGTATGGTAGCGGCAACGCTGTTAATGCTATCGTAGACTTCACTCAGCAGGGAATTACGGTTTGGGGTCAGAGGACGTTACAGCGTTCCTCGACAGCTCTGGACCGCGTGAATGTCCGAATGTTGATGATATTCTTGAAAAAGAATCTGACGCGGACACTTCGTTCGTTCGTTTTTGAGCAGAATGATGCGGTTACGAGAGCACAAGTCACCAGCACAATCCGCCCATTCCTGGGTGATATTGCGGCTAGACGTGGCTTAGAAGCTTACAATGTCGTTTGCGATGACACTAACAATACGCCAGAGCGTATTGATCGCAATGAATTGTGGGTGAGTGTGTTCTTGAAGCCCACTAGAGTCGCCGAGTTTATCGTGCTGAATCTGGTAGTTCTGCGTACTGGCGCTAATTTCGGTGCACAAGAAGTACTAGCCGCTGGCGGTGTAGTAGTTTAAATAACAAGGAGCCATCCATGCCAGGTTTTATGATTAATGGTGATCAAGGCGGTCAACCTAATTCGGTTGCTGAAGTTAGACGTACACATAGGTGGGTTTTTAGAGCCATTGGTACGCTTCAAGGCCGAGAAGTATTTCTAGTACTTAAGTCGGCATCCAGGCCTTCGATAACTTTCGAAGAGCCGCCAATGCACCACAACCAAGAGCAGGTTTACTTCGCCGGCAAACACACGTTTGAGCCTCTTGCTCTCGCTTGGTATGACGTCGAGCAGGAGCCGGATGTTTCGAAGGCTATGTGGGACTGGATGGAAGTTTGCATGCCGCTATCTAATGGCGAAGCAGCCAATGTGAATACTCCGAGAGCTTACAAAAGTGCCGAGGCCAACCTAGACATGATCGATGGTGTTGGCACTGCTACTGAGTCTTGGGGAATATATAATGGCTGGCCGCAGGCAATTAACTGGAATGCATTAGACTATAGTGCCAGTGACTTGCAGCTCATCGAAGTAAAATATCGATATGACCGAGCTGTTAGGATAGATGTGGGTAGTTAGGATGATATGCCTGGTTTCAGCATTAATGGCAGCAGAGGCCCAGATCCCCATGTAGAGCCATACCGGGCTCATAGGTGGCATTTCTATTTTGCGAGCATACTCGACCTCACCGACGTCGAGTTGTACGCGATGACGTGTCAACGCCCTACTGTTGATTTCGATACGATAACAATTCACAATCAGCAGACTCGTATCAATATGCCCGGCAAGCACAAGTGGGCCCCCATAAGTGTGAAATTTTACGAAACGCAGCAGGGCGAGTATTCGTCTGCGCGTTCGATATTTGATTATTGGGCTGGCGGCAGCAATTCGGTGCTTAATTTTGAAACCAATACGCTAACCAGAGATTTTAGAACGGTTGTGAAGATAGCCCTCGAATCTGGTGCTGGAGTTGGTACGCATGCATATGAATTATTTAACACGTGGCCATCTAAGGTAGCACCGTCAGAGCTAAGTTACTCCAGCAGCGATTTAACGACAGTGCAGGTGACACTAACATACGATTCTGCTCGAGAAGATGTTGACTTGGCAGGTTTAGTGTCGTGAGGTAATTATGCCTGGGTTTAAGATAGCAGAAAAACAGGCTGGTCAAAAGCAGTTGCCCAAGAATGTTGTGTATACTTATACATGGCATATGCCACAATTCGTGGGGATGGGTGTCGATGATTTGAATGTCCATCTTAAAGAAACAAGTCTGCCGAGTTATTCGTTTGACACTGAATCAATTAAAACTGGCCATACGACATATCAATTCGCAAAAGGCATCAAGTGGTCTGATGTAAAGTTATCATTTTATGATACTGATGATGTTGGGCAATTATTGAAGCTTAATGCGGGTGAAGTTTGGACTCCACAAACAGGGTTGAAGGTGGCTAGTGAGTATATGGCCGAAAGTAAGATTCAAGTTCAATACTCTGATGGTCAATTGGCATATACTTGGACTCTCGTAAATAGTTGGATCAAATCAGTTTCATTCTCGAAACTTACATATGAGTCGAGTGGGGTCAATAACGCCAACGTCACGTTGGCGTATTCTTGGGCTACTTTTGAAGCTGCCTAATATTCTACTTGGCGCATCAAAGAGTAAATAAAGCACGAACTTGGAGATATACTATGCCTAATGAAATTCCTGAAGTACCCCAGGACCCACAAGAAGCCCCGCAAGAAGTCGAGATTGAGATTGGCGGTGAAACTAAAGCACCATCACCGAAGGCGCTTGAACCAATGAAACACCCAGATCTATCTGGCACCGGGAAAGATTCGACTACTGCTGCAGACCTTCTAAATGAAATCATCACGATGAAGGAGGATGAATTTATACCTTGGGAGGAAGTTACTCTCCCGAGTAGGGGCCTGTATTACGGCGGCAGGTTGCCTGGCGGTGTTTGTCGCGTACGAGCGATGGGTATTCATGCTGAGAAGATTTTGGCAACGCAGCGGCTTGCACAAACTGGACAATCAATAGATCACCTATTTAAACATTGTATCCAACTGACGGACGAAATGGATCCGTTAGACCTTTTGTCTGGCGATAGGGTGTTTTTGCTTTATGTGTTGCGTGGCCTTACGCATGGCAATAATTATGAATTCTCTATCAAGTGCCCACATTGTGAATTTACCAGCATACAGACATATGATTTAAATGAACTAGCTGGGACGCAGACATTCGGGGATGAGTCGCTTGGGGAAGAACCATTCAAAGTTTCGTTGCCGTATATGTCTGAAGTTCTTGACCGCGAAGTATGGGTGAAGATTAGATTTATGCGTGGCAAGGACGTATCTACACTGACCAATAAGCAAAAGTTTAAGAAGCGAATTAGTCATAGTAGCCAGGGTCGGCGACCTTCGCATAATGTCGTAATAGACGAGACTATTACCGAGAATTTGTCATTAATCATTGGTGGGTTTGGTGGTGAGGGTGTTGACGGTGAGGTCAATAATAAGGCTAAAATCACAGCACTCGTAGACCGAATGCATGCTAGGGACACCTCGGAGATTCGAGAATTTTTACGTAAGAATAGTCCTGGTATTGATACGACGATTCGAGTCGAATGCCCAGAATGCGGTGCCGACTACCAAACTGACCTGCCGATCACAGAAAGCTTTTTTCGTCCGACGAGCATTGGAGAATCCCGATGAGCTCGAAAATGAGTATGAGCATCTGCTAGAACAGATGTTTCAACTCAAGCAACACGGGAACCTATCATTCTTTGAGATGGACGTACTGACCTCTGAAGATCGTTCGTGGTGGGCGAAGAGGCTGAAACGGTTCCAAGAAGAGCAGGAAAAAGCAAATAAAGGCGGGAATACTCCATCAATGCCATCAAGGCCGTCGGCCACATAAGTAGGTATAATGCAAATATACAGCAGTAAGGATGAATTATGGCTACTTATAATCGTATTTCAGCTAGGCGTGGGCAGGATGTAGCACTTGATGCCACATTCTTTTTCGGCGGTCAACGTGCAGATCCTTATGCAGTATATCGCATAGAGATTTTCAGAGGGAGCGTTTCTGCAGAAAACATTGTCGATGCGATTGATATCGCAGCCCCCGATTCTTCAGCATATCCATCACCCTTAGTGCGCCAGCCCGATATCCCGGAGCCTGGCACATTTTGTCCCGCTCCACCGGATTGCGACTCCACCTCTCCTGGCACAGCATCGGATGATGGGAGATTTAGATATATCTGGTCTGTACCAGATGACGCAGTCGTGCCAGATGTTTATTTCGATGTTTGGTACTTCTTCTCAGTTGACCCTGGAGGCTCGAGCCTGGTTGACCAAGAAGACGAACTGCTTAACCAATGCAATAGGTTCTGGGTCTATCCAGACAATTGGTATGTTGATGGCGGATTGCAGACGATTCGGCTTGGATTTGAGCCGCTCGACATCAAATTCCGGAAGCCTGAACGTCGCCCTCTCGAAACAGGAATAATGCCACTACCATTATACGATTATGACTATAATCTAGTGGCACCAATCATTCCGTTCTTGACCCCGACTATCTCCATATGGACGTCGTCTGGGGAGCCTGTGGTGGCGAATGCGGCGTGTGACATGAAGCTCCGCCAAGGTTCATTCCGCAGTAACCCGTGGGTGATTAGCTATATGCTTGATACGTGCAATTTCTTTATGAGCACATATAGATATAGAGTTCAGGTAGCGTTACCTGACGGGACGACACGTGTAAGCGGTGACTTCTACTTTACGGTATCATAATTATGGGCATGACAAACACCTTAGAAACTGCGGTCATCAATCACATATTAAGGCAAAGTCCTTATACTCCTGCGACGACTACGTATGCTGGGATCATTAGCACGTTGTCCGATGACGGCACAACTTTCACTGAGTTCACTGCGGCGGACTACGCGCGTCAGCCGATTAGCAGCATCGAATTCGATGCTGCCTCAAGTGGTGCCACATCCAATAATGTTGACATTGCGTGGCCAGCGGCCGCTGTTGATTGGGGGTCCGCCAGATACATAGGAATATTCGATGCTGCTTCGGCCGGCGGTCTACTGTGGTGGGGAGAGTTACCTGTCAGTAAATTTGTCGCTCGGAGCGCTATTTTCACCATTGAAGCTGGTGAGCTTGCCCTATCGTGCACGGGTGCTTATAGTCTTGATTCTCGCAATGGAGTGTTGAATTTAACGCTTCGCAACGATACTCCAACATTCCCATCGTCTGCACAGATTTGGGTTGGAGTAGGTTCTACCCCAGGATCTCAGAATGCATCATTGACTGAACCAGTTTCTGGATATAGCAGGGTGTTGGCAACCACTATATCGCCAATCGCCGCTGGTGCTGTGACAATTACTGCTCCAGAAATAACCTTTGCGGCAGATGGCGGCGACTGGGGCTTGATGACGCACGTTGGTTTGTTTGATTTATCGACTGCGGGGACTTTACTGTTTGCGTTGCAGCTTTCACCATCGCGAGCCATATATGATGGCGACGGGATGGTCTTCGAAACCAGCACGATTACTGCTAGGATCACATAATGATCAGTGGGCTGACATTATCACGCGTCCCACCTGGTAACATAAATGAGGGCAGTAATTGCGCTCTTACTGTTGCGTGGTCTAATGGTGCAATCACCGGACATATTGTGGTTGTAGACTGGGGCGATGGCACGGTTGATGGTTTCGACGTTTCGTCTTCGCCGCCGAGCTACAACGAGGTATACAACCACACATATGCCACTTGGGGTCAGTTTGATATTTTGGTTGATGTGAGTGCTGGTACTGATGTGGCTTTAGAGGGGATACCAGTAACAGTTGTAGCCGTGACGCCCGTGATAACAGTTGCCACAGGTGCCTGCGATAACGATTCTGGGGCTACTGATATTAACTTTACCTTCGTAGATCCAGGCTTGGGTGGCTTCGATATTGTGGTGGATTGGGGTGATGGATTATCAGACTTATGGTTCGTATCGGATGCGGGTTCGTATTCTCGCAGTCATACTTACGCATCGTTTCCATCGGGCTCATTGTCGCATAGGCGCCTCATTCAGTTGTTTGTGGCCGATCGCGACACTAATACTGGGGCGGCGGCGTTTTATCCAGCTATGACGTTTATTGATGAAGTCGATGACATTGGTATCGGTATTGTCGACGGCTATAGTATTATTGAGTATCACGATACAGTAGACAAAAGTGGCTTTGGTAATACATTTTTTAATGGCATTCCGTTTTATTCGTTCGATGCTGACGGAACAGGATCGGCTGCTGCGAGTGTGTCTTCTGTTTTAGATCACGTCTCAGTGTTGATCATAACAGATGTGGTAGAGTGTTCTCAAGTTGGCAATATACCCTTTGAGCAATTGGTTCCTCCAGAATGACTACAGTAGCACAAAATAGATGGATTGAATTGATTACGATCGAGCAGGGAGTCGAAATTGTTGGCTCCGATGTGGAGACCGTAGGTGGATGGAGATACTGTAGGGGCGACAGTTGCGTCACCGATGCGGACGGCGGGGCTTTAGTGCAGACATCAAGCGATTATGCTTCCTCCATATATGGTTCTGCCAGCATCGAAAGGCCATCATTGCCAATAGGCTCACTTATCGGTATGTGGATTGGATCTGCACCGGATTTGTTTACATTGCAACTAGATGAGTTTTTTGAACTCGGTTTAGCGGAAGTATTTAACCTATCACTGCTCGATTCTGCTGGGGTTTTTGGTAGCACACCGTTTTTAATTGGATCGTCGTACGCTGGATTGGTGCCAGTTAGTGCCTCTAGCCTTGTGTTGGCGTTTCATGATCAGCATCAATGGAACAATAACTACGGCAGCCAAAATGTTGAAGTCGTCTTTGATGGCCTTGGCCCATCAAATCATGTTGTACATGCCACTCAATGTTTATACTTCAGATTCGCGGGTGAGGACCTACTAGGCCCAGAGCCATATTATGAGAATATCGGTCGCGACAATACACAAAACATATATCGCCCCTTAGAGGTTGATTCACCACATAATGCAGCTATTGTTAGCATAACAGCATCGAGCGATGTTGCACAAGTAGAAGTCGACAATACTTATTCATATCTAAAATTACAACGATACCTATTTGACCCAGTCGAATATGCTGGCTTGACGCCGCGTCAAATGTTATGGAAACGTGGGTATCAGGCTCAAGAATATAACTCCTTCTTATTGGAGGATGACACACTAAATAGCGTGTCACCAACCTACGATTGTATTGCGTGCGGCATTTTGGGAACTTCGTTTTGTTCTACTATCGTTTCGATCAAGACAGATGTAAGAGCTCCAATGACGCGAATTATGCAGCGCATCAATAAGACGCAGATACTTCCGCAGCGTGTGTGTTGACTCTTGTAGTATTCTACACATATGGCAAATCAAACGTTTAAGCCGAAACAGCAACAAATCACTGCCTGGATTGAGGCGAATTTTGATTTTAAGCCGCGACGTGGCGGTGCCGAATATGTAATATGCAATCCATTCACTGACGATAGCACATATAATTTCAATATAAACGTCGAGGAGGGGATCTGCCACGACTGGCACGGCGACGAGTGGGCACAAGGCCAGTCGCGAACTTTCTTGCGGTTTGTTCAACTCTACCGTCGTTGCTCTTTCGTTGATGCGTTTAAGGAAGTTTGCGGCAATGATGTCACAATCGACGCAATCTACGCGAAGCTGACTAAAGAGAAGATTGAGAAGGCGGAGGAGCGGAAGTATGATCTGGCGCTACCGCCGGGCTGCCACTTGCTTTGTGATCATGGGGACACTATAAGTGGTCGCATTTTAACAACGTGGCTAAAGAGCCGTGGGTTAACTGATGCGACTATCAAATCATACCAATTATATTCCCATTCGATGCATGTGGTGTGGCCATATTATGAATATGGTTCATTGGTGTATTGGCAAGAGCGGAGTCGTATGAATAAAGTCTTCCGGTTCCCCTCGGACGCCGTCGGAGTATCCAAGGGAATGTTTCTATATGGGTTTGATATGGTAGAACCCGGTGATTATGTCGTAGTGACAGAAGCGATCTTTGACAGCACCACGCTAGGGGCACAAGCTGTGGCTAGCGGAGGGGCCGTCTTGACCGATCTGCAAGTGCGTAGGCTAAGGGCATTGAACCCCGTAAATGGCGTCATACTGGCCCCAGACAATGATAGTGCTGGCATGAAGAGTGTTGCCTCTAATTACAGATTGTTGCGGCCCTATTTCAAGAAGATTTTCTATGCCGTTCCTCCCAAAACCGAATATAAGAAGGGGCGTTTTATCAAGGATTGGAATGAGCTCATTACTGATATGAAGATGACGCACGCCGACATACGAAAGCTATTTGAAAGCAGTATTAAACCGTTGAGCCAAGTAGAAGCTGTTAGATTTATGGTTAATAATTAGATGTCGTATTCTTTGTCTATAACCACATTGTCCAAGCTGATGGTCCTATAATGGCTCATCGCATTTGGGCACATTTCTTTTATGGCCGTTACCTGGTCTTTTATCCCGAGCTTACTTAAATAAGCACTTCGCTTTTTGAGGATCGACTTATCACGGTCGTCCATGGCATCAGCATTTAAGCAGCATAATTTCCCATTATGATTGCCAAGGGCTAATACTAGCCGATGCTGCACTTCAGACCCCTTCTTGAAATATTTTATCCAATAAAGTTTCATTGTCTCTCCATAGTTGTTTAGTATGGTATCGGACTGGTAGATATATTTACCCCAAAAATAACTTATTAAACTTGGAGTATTGTATGGCCAAAACAGGCTATGGCGCATCTTGGTCCGTGGAATGTAGAATTGGTAAGGACAAGGTTCTTATTGGTGATAATAGTATTACACATTTCGAGTGGAAGAGTATGGTGAATGGAGGGTTCATAGTACGCATCAGAGCCACTGACCCGAATTTTCAGATGCTAGACAAAGTCATCGAGGCATCGGGTGCATTGCTTGAGACTGGGCGACAAACAAGTGAATTGACGCTGGTTGAATTTAAAATTAAATGGAATGGGACAGAAGAGCTACAAGAAACGAGAACGAGCCTAGCTCTTATCTCCAATCTTAAAGCTAATGGTAACAATTCGCTAAATGGTGAATTTGAATTCATAGCGGTAGACCCAATTTCATATTTCCTTAACTCTGGCAAAAGCTCTGGTACTGCCTATACTGGTAAAATAGGCGGCAAAGACGGGGTTATAGCGCAAGTTTTTAATGAATATGTGCCGTCAAAAGTGGGCGATTACAGCACTAGCATAGAGATTGATGAAACTGATGATGAAAGCAATACGTATTGGATGATGCGGCAGGATCCTAAAACTTTCATTATGTCATTGTTGAATTGGTCGTGCCCATTCACTAAACACAAAACAGCGTGGAGTGTTTCTAGTGGACAGAATGCTGATGATCAAGTACTGACTTTAAGTGTCAACGAGTCTTACACTGCGAGCCTAGTATATCCAGAGCCTAGTGATGAAGAAATGATCCTGACATACACTGGCGGGACGACTGATATTATCAAATGGGAGCTGCTGGCTGATAACTTTTTGTCTGCTTTGAACTTAAAGCTTCTAACTAGCGGTATGTCGGCAGTGTCTGGCGAATATTTCGACAAAGAAACAGACAAGGAAGATGAGAAAAAGGTCTATGTTAAAGACGAAAATACACGTGGCAAAGTTAATCCGAAATTAACTTCAAAGCAGAGCTATACTAAGCCGCAAGATCCTGTTGATCGTGGTTGGACTCACATAAAAGCAGCACCAGAAATTTACAGTGCTGGCGATATAGGCTTCCGATACGATAGATATATCGATGGGCGTGCTAGGCAGATGTATATGGATATGCTTGGCATGTTAATGCGTATGAGGGTAACTGCAATGGGCCAACACAGATTGTTTGACTCTACAGGCCTTGGTAGAACTAAAGTTAAATTAAGTTGGCAGTCGCCAGATCCAGAAGGCGGTGGGACTAAAACCCGCTTTTTAGATGGTGACTGGCTGCTTTATGGATGGCATCATAAAGCATCTAGGGCTGGTACGTGGGAGACTGATCTATATCTTTCTAGGCTTGATTGGGATGCAGCCAGCATTGGCAGCACTGGTAGTTAAATATGGCAGCAGCACAAGAAATGACATTTAAGGTGATGTTCGAGACAGTGGGGGAGGACCATCTTTCGAAAATCGGCGAAAAACAAATTGACAATGTAGAGGAGTTAACTGTAAAGGAACAAGACAAGCTCAAACTGATGGGTGAGCAGTTCACCAAGGTTGAGAAGATGTTGGCGATGCAGAAGGACATAGTAAAGAAAGCAGAGGTGATGTCTAAACTGCGCAAAGATGATGTTGATTCACTTAAAGCTCAGCAGGGCGAGCTCCTAAAAGCCGAAGTTGTTCTCGATAAAATTATGTCAACTCCTGGCGAGTTTGGCGTAATCGAGGGGCCGCAATTAGAGAATATCGCGAAATTGCAGAACAATATCCTTTCGGTTGATAAGGCGATAGGTGATGCGTTAGATTCTACCAATGAGTGGAAGAAAGCATTGAAGGATGTGGGGCTTGATAAGCTCGGTACTAGTGCCAAGAAGTTGATGTCAATAGGCGGCCAGGTGGGATTCTGGGCTGGGATGTTCAAAGAGAATACCAGGCAGGCAGCATTATGGACTGATCAGAACTACCAATTGTATGGCAGCACGCAAGAAGTTGCAGATGGTATTCGAGGTGTGCAGACCCAATACGGATTGTTGCAAAAAGAGGCCGAGGTAGCCGCTAAGGCTGTGATGAACGTTTCGATGGCAGGCGACCCCGCGCAAATAAATGCTATTACCGGTGCCGTTGGTCGATTTACGATGACTACTGGTGCTAATGTAGAACAGGCAGCTAAGATGGTTAAGCAGTACCAAATTTTGGGGTATAGCCTCAAAACTGCTGAAAAACAGTTTAAGGCTTTGAGGATTGCTGCCGCTAACTATGGTATAACTGGCAAAGACATGGATGTTATTAACCAATATATGTCCAAGAACATACATAATATGTCAGCAGCTGCCGGTGGATCTGCTGAAAAGATGGCTCAGTTGGGCAAGAATGTAGTGACAGCTGGAAGTATGGCTAAGCTGGCCGGGATGGATATGTCTGAGTTCGGTGAGATAATACAAGCTCTTACAGACGACGCTACTAAATATGCTGTGCTTCTAGAGGGTGCATTGACCTCATCTGACCCAGGAGCTATGTTTTTGACTATGGGGAAGAATGCTGGTAAGGCAGTTGACTCACTTAAAGGCATTGAGAGCCATTGGCTAAAACAGAAGATTGCAAATGATACCTATGGAATGTCGTATGATCGATTGGTGAAGATGGACAAGGCCTACACGAACCTTGAAGAGGCTACAAAAGCATCGGGGAAAGAGCTCGAAAAAATGCTAAATGGGGAGGTGGACTTGACAGCAGCACAAGAGGAGGCGATTGAAGCATATAGAAATGAAACGGACGCTGGGCGACAATTCCAAATAGTCATGCAAGATTTGAAAAACATCTTTGTGACTATTATTGGCCCGATAGTTAAAGTCGCTGCAGCCATCGCATCTTGGATTGCGGCAGCGATGAAATTCAAGGCTGTTAGAATTATCATAGGCATACTTGGTGGGTTGATTGTAGCTCTCGTCTTGTTGAAATGGGTAATAGGTACGTTTGCTATATTGGGCACTATTATACCACTCTTTAAGAGGCTCGGCGGGGCTTTGACCCAAACTTCGAAAGCTGCTGGGGGAGTGAAGGGCGGCGGCATATCTAAGACATTGAAATCGTTAGGAACGGGTTTAAGGCACTTCTTCAAAAACATGGCGAGGCTCAGCTTGAAGGGTGTGTTTAAATTCGCCCTCGCAATGGTGATATTTGGCGGCGCGATGGTCGTTCTAGGTTATGCTGCTTCTTATGTTCCGCCCGGTAAGCTCCAGGAGCTGGCTACCAGCTTGGTGCTATTTGCCGGTGCGATGTGGATTACGTCGAAGATCCTAGACAAAGCATTCGGACCTGGCTTTTGGAAGGGGGTAGCGGGGATGGCCGTTTTGGGTCTTGTGCTCGTAGGGCTGGGCTACGCTGCGGCGCTTATTCCACCTACGACTCTCTTGTTCCTAGCCCTTGGAATCGCAGCGTTGGCTGGAGCGATGTGGGTATTGGGAACTCTGGCGGCTCCAATTGCTCTTGGCGCAGGAGCATTGATACTTGTTGCTGTTGGGCTCGCCCTTGTTGGTGCCGCTCTATTGATTCCATCGCTGACTGGCGATAACCTCTTGATGACATCATTGGGGCTGATGTCGCTTGCTGGATCTATGATACTGTTCGCTGTGGCCTCTATACCATTCCTTATTGGGGCTGCTGCCACTTTGGCTGCTATGGTTGTATTGGGGGCCGCAATGCTCATCGGAGCTGTCCTAATCATACCAGCAGCGATATTCTGGGCTGCTGGCAAGCTAATTGGGTCTGGATTTGCGGCCATTTTTGCCGGGCTTCCTGGCGGGGATGCTAGCTCTTTAATAATATTGGGTAAACACGCATATAACGGGTTGTGGGGCTTAGCCGCCGGGATTAATGCTTTGACCGCTTCGAGCTGGTTTAAATTCTGGTTGGCGTCGGAGTATATTGGTGAAGGCTTGTATTATGTTATGAGAGGTTTGGCGGCTGCTGGTTCTGGAATGCAGAATGTGGCTGCTCTTGCGGAGGCGTTACCTCAACTAGCGGCTGGCATAACTGCGTTTGCTATTGACAAGGAGACGGCCGCTGCCTTCTTTTGGACAGCTTTTAATATTGGCGATGGCTTATATTGGCTCAGTAGGGGTATACGTGACTCGTTCCTCATAATATTGTTTGCGCCACTTCTCGCAGTTAGCCTCGCTAAGCTGGGCTCTGGTATTAGGTCATTTGGCACTTCCTCTGGGTTTGTTAAGGCCGCTATAGGATTTAGAACCGCAATCCGTATTATTGGCGATGGCCTAATGTATTATGGGTTATATGTTGAGAACGCTGCAAACAGAGTTCTTGCAGCGGTATTTAAAGTAGGGATGGCTCAAGAGGCTTTGAAATGGATGGGCCTCGACGAGATAGTTAAATCTGCTGCCACTGTAACGGTAAAAGCAGATGTTGAAGATAAGAAAAAAGAATCAGAAGATCGCCTCACGCAGTCTGAGTTGTTGGAAGACATTTTAACGTCAATTCAAGGATTATCTGCGGCGGTTGCTGGCCTTGTCACGGGTGGCGGCGCGGCTGATAAGGTTGAAGCAGTCCGCGAATTGTTGTCTAAATATCTCCCAGAGATTGCTGAGGGTGATAGTCAGTTAAGCGTCGGAAATACAAACCAATGGTAATAATATGGCATTTGAACTTTTAGAATTTGATAGGACTCTCGCTACAGAGCACATCAGTATGTCGCTCAAGAAGCCTGGGGATAAGGTCCATCCAGAATTGAATGTTGACATACCATTCCAATTTCCACCGATCATCGGCTCGGACAATAAGGAAGTTGATTATGAAGAAAAGGCGATGGCGAATATTGAGCCGCAGGTTACGTTTAAAAGTTCTAAAGCGAGAGCCATTGCGTTGAAATGGACTTATATAGTCACCGGCGCTGAGAATGGTGCGACAGCTCCAAAACCATGGAATTGTGCGTACATAGCTAAGCAGGTGAAGCAGCTACGTAGCTTCTTTTATCAGACAGCGGTACAATGGGCTACGGGAAAGCAATTGGCCATCGGATTTCGTGGTTATGATATGGTTGGAATAGGCTCATCTATGAAACAACCTATTGATAGCAGTAGTAAACAGACGCCGTCCTTCACGTTCCGTTCAGATGGCGTTAAAGTCAAGTACAGTCCGACCGTTGTTCAAGACGGTAGTGGAGTGTTTGCACTCAAAACTGATTTGGAGATGACAATCAAGTTATGGAGTAAAGCTGAGGGTGAAGACGGCAAACCGATGCTTGATTTGCCGTGGTTAAATACCGCCGAGAAGCTGACCCTCGACTGGAGATAAACAATGCCAATTAGCTTGCCCCTAAATTCTAGATATTTACGAACTGATCCCATTAAGTTTAATGGCGAAGAAACTATAGGCTGGTGGGCCGGTACCGGCTGGCTTGAATCTGAAGCTACTCAGACTATTGTGGCGACAGCGAGTCAAGCTGGGCGGCTGGACAACATCGCCAATGAATTTCTCGGCTCTTCTGATCTTTGGTGGACGTTGTTATATTACAATAAGAAAACTGACATTAATTGGCCGCGAGCTGGTGATGAAGTAGCAATACCCAATACTAGTTTATTAGGGACCTAAATGGATGATAATACTAGAAAAGTTTTTTCCGATTTCTTTAGCGAGAGAGCGGAGGCGATAGAAGAGCGGTTTGATGGGTTGTGGCGAGCTGTAGTGGTCGAGACAAATGATCCACTGCGGATGCGCCGCGTCCGGTTTAAGATTCCTGAGCTTCACGATTGGACTCTTAAGCCAGAGGAATGTCCTTGGGCTGTAGCATCTTCCGATCTTGGTACGAAGAGGTGCGGCAGATTTTCATATCCGTGCATTGGCGACTGGGTATGGATACAATTCGAGAAAAACCATCCATACGGCCCTATTGTGGTTGGGTTTGCTGATCCTACAAGGAGAAAATTTTATCCATTGCCATCATTGCATGGCCAAACGCCGATCCCAGTCGACGAAAACAGCGATGTCGCTGACCAGCCTGAGGATTTTGATCCTGATTATATGCCAGCTGACGAACGGCCTATGAGCCACGGGTGGCAGGATCGATACGGCAACCTTGATATTCATGACTCGACTGGCTTCTTCCCTATTGAGCATCTAATCCAGCTGCCACCACCAGACACTGATCAGCAGAGCAAGGGAAAGTTCACGCAGGCTATAGATCCGCCTGTCGCCAATGAACCCGATTCTAAGATGATGTGCCGGGTTTCAAAGTACGGTAACATAATGCTTCAGTCAGATATGGGGTATAAATGGAAAGAAGAATTCGATGGCGATTTCGACGAAGATGAGCAATTTGAGATAGATAGGTGGCTATACCTTCAGAAACTCTTGCACGAAGATGGCGGTGATGGCCCGGATTGGCACGATCAGCGTCGGATGATGCAGCTTACCAGATATGGTCATAAGTTTGAGATGCGGGACGTTGGGTGGAATAAGACTAGGGAAAAAGAATACTCAGACGAGAAGAAAGACATAGGGGATGGTGAAGACGAACGCTGGATGAAGCTGCGGACAAAGGGTGGCATGCTCATCCAATCTAGCGACATTGGTATGGATCCCGAAAATGATGAATTTACCAAGCGACTTCTTCAGGAGGAGGTTGCTGAGGTATATCTAGATAAAGAGGATCAATTCGACAAGATACAAGAAGAGTGGAATCAATATGGCACTCGCGATATGCGAATGCTGCGATTTGTGACTCGTAGCGGGATTAAGGTTGTTTTGGATGATCGTACTAGTCACGATGGTGGTGACTATCGGCTGCCGGCGAGTGCGTCAGACGAGAACAGGAAGAATGAGGAAATCGGCATAGGGGTTTTAGTTAAAGGCCGCGCGAATGCGGGCACTAAGGCCGACGGATACAATGACCTTAGTGGCGATCCTAAAGGATATTATTGGCAATTCGATGAAAGACCCGACCACAATAGTACTGCGTGGGGCACGCCTATGGGTCAGGTCATTGGGATGGACGATAACGAAGAATACTTGGCTATTTGCAGCCGCCTCCCTGAACTGCCGACTGATTGGAAATATCTGTCAGACAATGAATTTCTTGAGCAATCTGTGGAGAGTCTCGAGCCGCATACTAATACGCACCATTTGATAATCGATCATGGCCGAGATCTTATTAGGTTAAAGTCACGTGCTGGCACAGGCGATGCGTCGCGTACTAAGAAGCTTGGAGAATCTGCTAGTGGTGAGCATGCGGGGCTTGAGATTCATGATGCCCCGGCAGATGACCCGTGGGTTGAGCTTATTGATATCGACAAACGTGGGCTGTGGTTTAACCGCCAGGATGGGGTTGGGATATGGCGTGGAAAAGAAGGCTCTAATGTTTACGTGTGGCTTGACGATAAGCAGAATAATATAATTCTTAGGAATGCCTCGGCCGGCGGCAAGGTGCAGATATACTGCCAGGGTGATGTCGACATAATATCTGACAAAGTTGTCGGCATTCAAGCCAATCAGATCAGCTTAAATGCGTCGTCTGAGATTAGATTAAGTGCTGCTGGGACTAATTATACGTTCGGAGCAGCACTTCATATGGGTGGTGACATTCACGCCCCGAACGTATATGCACGATTCCCGTCTGCTGAGAGGCCACTTGAAGTAGCAGGTAGGGGTATCGGCCAGGCATCTGGCGGTGGCAGCGCCGCATCAAATTTACAAGTAGAAAGTCTGCCGCCTAGACAGGAGCCGAGTGATAGACTGTGATAATTAGATACCCAACCGGATCATATCTCTCTGTCCTTCCGCAAGAACCGGAAGACTCGGAGAGTGTTGTGTATACCATTAGTAATACTACGCCCCCGAGGTCTGAACTCAATTTTATGCAGATACCAGATGGTATAAAAAGGAAGCAGCGTGATCCAAAGACGGCTCTACCTTCGACGAGACGGTTCAATCTTGGCGACCTCGCTCTTACCTCAAAAAAGAACCGACCAGGGTCGATCGTAACTGGCAATCAATTATTTTATATCGGCCAGGTGACTGAATTTGTCGACTCTACTGTTACTGACATAGGCGATATTAATAGTGCTTTAGTGACACAGCATGACCGGGTTTATATTGACCCAACTCACATTGGGCTAGAGACGGATGAACTGGATGACATCTCATCTGAGGCCCTTGATGCTCAAGGGCAGATTCTTATAGAGCTAGAAGGTTTGCAAAAACGCAAAGATGACTTGCAAGTTGAAATTGTCAGCGAACAAAAAATACTTAATGATGCTAATAGGGTCATAGGAGCACTCGATATCATAGTGGACCTTGATCCGGGCAATGTAGAGATGCAAGCTCTTAAGGTACAGACAGAAGAAGTTGCAGCAGATGCTACTGCTGCCATTGATGAGGCGGTAGTAGAGATAAATGAAATGCCGGCTGCGATTCGTGCTAAACACGATAAACTCAGAACCCTTGCTACGATGATAGATTAAAATGCTTAATTATTTTGGATATAATCCGCCGTTCTTCGGTGGGCATCAAAATGTGATGTCCAGGCAAGCTGGAGATCGTTTGATTCAGAACGATGTCTTGCAGCTGCTTCTAACAGTGCCTGGCGAACGCGTTATGCGGCCAACTTGGGGAACGCTTATTAAGCCATCGATATTCGATACTATCGATGAAGGTTCTATAAATGCATTGCGAGAAAATATCGCAATAGCGCTTTCGACATATGAGACCAGAGTCAATCTCGATATTAGCATTACTACCGAACAAGAGGGAACGGTATTGCGGATTCGTTTGTTCGGTGAATATACGAACGAGCCCAATCATACATTCGAGGATGAATTGTTGCTGCCCATAATACGGGCGGAGAGTTAATATGGCCGATACGACCGACACGACCGACACGACTGAACCCACACTATTTGACCTACCTGTCGATCCAGATGAGTTCAGCGTATTGCTGCCACCATCGGAGCTGCGGAAGATAGATTTTAGCGCACTAGAATTTGCAACGGCTCGGCGTGCGTTGGTAGAGTACATTAAGACATACTTCCCCAATGATTTTAACGACTTTATGAGCAATAATGGCGTTATGATGCTGGTAGAATTGCTGTCGTATCTGACAGCAGTTATGAGTTTGCGAAGTGATTTGCTGGCGAACCAGAGTACCCTCCCAACGGCCACCAGTGAAGATGCGGTGGCCAATCATCTAGCACTTATTGGGCAGTCGATTTCAAGAGCAACACCAGCGATTGTTGACATTGAATGTGCGGTTGGTAGTCCGGTTAGCGCCGATATCAACATTCCACCTGGCCAACAATTCACAATAAGTGGTGATGATGGGAGCGATATAACTTACGAGTTATTCAAATCCCCGACTAACCTTACTGGTAGTATAACTATTCCGTCGAGTAAACGCGGGATTATAGGATATGGCGTAGAAGGTAGGTCGGACTCACTCACTGTTATAAGTAACGGGAACGCTGATCAGAAGATTACTATAAATATAGACGACGATGCTTTAGAGCAGCCGATTAGGGTTGAAGTCACTAATTCTGGTATTGTTGAAGAGTGGAATCAGATAGATCACATAGAACGAGCCATCGCTACCGATAAAGCATATGAGGTAAGATTTTTTGAAGACAGAATGGAATTTGTTTTCGGGAATGGCATTACTGGTTCGATCCCGCCGGCAGGCACGCGAATCAGTATGGCATATAGGCTTGGTGGCGGCTCGCGTGGTAGGATTGGTGCTGGAGTGATAGATGAACAGAGATCGCTTACGCCAGAATTCCCATATACCGCCGCAGTACCTGTAAGTTTCAGGAATGTGACCCCTAGCTCGGGTGGTGTTGATAAAGAATCATTAACTGAAGCAAAGAGGCGAGCGCCGCTTGATTTTGCGACGCATGACTCTATTGTCACTGAATCTGACTATGCTCAGACGGTAGCTTCGTTTAACCATCCAGTTTTTGGCACTATTGCGAAGGCAGTGGCAACTATTCGCACTAGCTTAAACACAAACCTTGTTGAGATATATGTGCTCGCCGAAGGGCCCGATGGTCCAGTAGCACCCAGTGAGGGGCTGAAGCGATCTGTACAAAGTCAGGTAAATGAATTGAATGTGCTGACTGACCATGTTTCGGTCTTAGATGCACAAATACAGGCGGTTGATATCAATGCCACGGTCGTAGTGAGCCGCAGTTCTGATGCGTCGGTTGTTGAAATCAAGGTTGAGCAAGCCATCAGCGACTTCTTCAATATTAAGAATTGGGATTTGGGCGAAGCGTTGTTTGTTTCTCAATTGTACGATGCGATGGTGCAAGTAGACGGAGTCAAGTACGTAGACATCTTCGACCCTGTCGATAACATATTGGCTACTGGGAAAGTGGATAGCTCCGACCCCGGAGTTGACATTAATGAATTGATAGTACTCGGCAATACTGAGATTAAATACTATTATGAAGTGGCACGATAGCTCACAAGGCTGCTAGCTGGTCCATTATGATTTTGTGGTAATTGGGACTCAATTCAACACCTAAATAATGACGGCCCTCTCTCCCAGCAGCGATTAGACTCGAGCCGCTGCCGGCGAAGGGATCGAACACACACCCATCGGGTCTACACATTGCTTTCACCCAGATGCGTAATAACTCTACTGGCATTTGGGTGGCGATCCCATCAACTCTGGCTTTGTGCGTTCCGGCTATGCGTTTGAATGTGAATACATCATTTGGGCATTTCCCCCTTGAATCCGCTCGTTTGTCATTATAAGCCAGTTGCCTAGCTGAAGGCACAGCTACAGACCCCGCGTCGAAGAAGAATTTCTTGTTTTTGACGTATCGTAGGATATGGGTTTTACTACAGGTGAACCTTTTCCGCGTGTCGAGGTTCCCGCTTTGGCCGAATTGGTAGTGCCATACAATCCAGTTTGCACGTGTCAGTCCCAATTCTTTACGACACAGCACATCGATATCCGATACGTGCTTGTCGCTGATACAAATTAGGAGATTACCTTCGCTGTCGAGCAATCTCTTGCATTCGCTTATCCACGATTTACACCAAGCCAAATAATCATCTTCTGGTCGGTCATCGTTGTAACTATCATATTGGAAGCCGATGTTAAATGGCGGGTCAGCGATGATTAAATCCGCAAAGGGAGCCTTTACGTTCTGCATCCACTTTAAGCTATCGCCCTGTATGCAAGTGTCGATTTTCATACTTTTAACTCTTGGTCTAAACGGCCCTTGAAATAACGTGCCATATCAACCAACAGCCGCGTCAATTGATATGTGTTGCCCTTGTTGTATATTATCGGCTGCTTCGATTCTGGGTCTATTAATACGGCAAAGGCTAACTTAACTCCCCCGTCTTCTAGCTTCTTTTCGAAATCGCCTATGAAGGATTCCGCTCTTTTTTGGTCTTCGGTTACTTCGGGTTCTGCTTGATTTTCTGTATTTTTAGATGTAGCTTGATCTTGAGGTTCATCTATGATTTCAGACATCGCAAAGTCTCCTGACGATATTAAGGTTTGGAAGGTCTTTAAATACTGCGAGGATGCATTTGGGAAAATGGGTATTAATGTAGCATTCCCAAAGCATACCGACCCTAAAAAGACGTATAAATGGCGGTACCTTGTTAAGTTTGTTGAGAAACTTGATGAGTTAAATGCATCGAATGAGACTGCGATGCTGCTGGTAAGGGCGGTCGCGAAATATGCGGATGTCCATAAACAGCGGCACAAAGGATTGTCGTTGCTGATGTCTGATAAGGTCTTGGAAGCGTGTTGTGTGTCTATCGAAAAAGATAACGCGTCGGATTATAAATTATTGGAAAGGATTGAAGTAGATAATACGTTGGTATGCGGCAATGACTTAATGCATAAATCAAATAAACGTGGACTGCCAGATATCATAAGATGGCACATGCAGGGGTCAATCTCAGAAGTATATATGGCTCTATCCAGGCGATGTTATGAGGCGATGTTAAAATTAGATAAAATAGAGAGATCTATGCTGCCAAGCGGCAAAGAATTGATAGCGGCCAGGGCGAAGCTATTTCGGAGTGTGCGGCTAAAACACCAAGCGAAATTGGCTATGGGTGATGATTGGAGAGATGTTTTTAACTAATGCTAGCTAGGATAGTTGACAATAAATGGGTTTATATTGAGCAGATCACTGTCCCTGAGAGTGATCTAATTGATGCTAAGCTAAGTGTGAAGCATCCGCGTGCACAGTATATCGATTCGGCAGGCTTTTTTGATGGGGTGTTTCACAAATTCAACAAATACCACAATAGGTTGGCGCGGCCGCTATTGACTGAGCTGACTAAAATATGTAAGGGGTATGGTATGCCCTTTACCATAGCTGATGATCGTCCTCCGCTTCCGGGAGTTCAAGAATCAATAATAACACCTGATCTCTTAGCGGGCGTTAAGCTCTACGACTATCAACTCGAAGCAATCAGATCTGTCATACACAATGAAGTTGGTATAATCTCGGCTAACACCGGGAGCGGCAAGACAGAGATCATGTCTGGGATCGTCAAAGTTGTGAACCGCCCGACTGTCATACTTTGTGATATGACAATTATCGTCGATCAAATTAAAGAGCGGTTAGAACTTAGAGAGGCCACTAAAGAAGTTGGTATGTTCTATGCTGGCAAGCGCCCAAATGGTCAGCAGGTAATAGTCGGCTCATTCCAATCCCTTATTATTCCGACCGCGCCGAAGAAGCTCGAGAAAGACACGCCCGAGTCATATAGGCTAAAATGTAGGGCATTCAATACGAGACGCAAGAATGCTAGGAACCTACGTACCATCATAGGAAAATGCGACTTATTATTAGTCGATGAATGCGATATTGCTACTAGCAAACGATGGAAGCAACTGTTTTGGCATTGGTTCAAGGGGCGCAGGAGATACGGGTTTTCAGGCACCCCATTCGACGACGCCAAGCCTGTTGAAAACTTGGTGCTAAAAGAGCATCTTGGCTCTATTATATTCCACGTCCCCAGGGAAGAAGTCGAGAAGAATAAGAGAATAATACCGGTATCATATACCTCCATAGCGTTCGGCGACGAAACGATGATCAGAGACAAGGCCGCCTATGACATCGCTATGAAGGAGCAGATGATAGAAAATGTGTCATTCCATAAGCTAGTCGCCACTATAGCAACCCGCACAACCAAGGACCCATCATATGGCACGCTAATATTGGTAGAAAGCCAGCCACTTGGTTATGCTTTGGAATCTATGATAGAGGGGTCCAAATTCATATGCGGCGATCACCGTATGAAGGAACGTAAAAAGGCGATCGCGGCGTTTGAGAGCCGGGAATGTCAGGTTCTTATTGGAGGTAAGATCATTAAACGCGGCCTTGATCTTCAAGGTGGCTGCGAGAGTTTGATTATTGCTACCGGCGGTAAGCTTGCATCTGATTTTGGCCAGAAGATAGGCAGAGCTGTGAGAGTTAATGAAAGAGGCTTCGCGCAGATCTATGATTTCTTTTTCCTAGGAAACCATTATCTGTACGGACACTCGAGGAAACGGTTGAAGACGATAGTCGCAATGGAGTATCCAGCTAAGGTTGTTTTTAAAAACGGTGTAGTAGAAGCCGGTAAATTCATAAGGTCAAGGTTTAGGCGGCCAAGACCAAAATAGGCATGAATATGGAAGAACCAGAGTACAGTGAATGGGTGTGTTACATAATGGGGTCGCGACCTGGCGACGAGCTTGCAACCAAGTTCCGGTCAATGGTGGGGCGGGTACCGAATCGGTTCCGGAGATGGATGCAAAAGATCTTCTTCGAAGCGTATTGGGTGAAGGAACCAATGTAGCACCTGAGATGCATTGCGAAGAGTAACGTTACTTTCGTTCATTTCAATTGGGGCAGTGAAATTCCATTTCTGCATAATATAAATGTGAGAGACTACCTATCTTACGAGTATATAATTTACAATGGATATTCCGGAGGTAACCACATTCCCGACGCCGCAAGTACCGGATAAGAAATTATATTTCGACAACAATAAGGTTGAAGATCTTATGCTGCGGTACAGGTGGACGGCTTGCACTGATCAAGCTCTTCGCGATAAGATCATGGTCAACACCGAAGAGCTAATTCGCCAGATAATACGCGCACACAATCTGCATAGAATATATCCAGGCCAAGAAGAATCGGCGTTTATGGATCTATTCCAAACCGCGTGGGTACAAATAGAACGAACTCTTTACAAGTATAAGGCCCGCGTCCATTGTGCAGCGTGCTACAATATAGTGCGTCCAATGGATTCGTGCGTGTATGATCCTCCTATTATTAACTATGATATGATCACACCATCTGATGTGATCCGCAATAAATTAACATGTGCCAAGTGCGGGAAAATTCCGAAGAAGATTATTTATCGCGGATGCTCAAAGATATTCAATATGTGGAGCCAAGTCGCACGCACTGTAATATTGGCACATATTAAGAAAGAAACCCGCGACCATAAGAATTCTGACGCATATCGTAGCCATCTCGACAATAAGCGGGTGCCCAAAAGTGACGATGCATTATTGCGATTCTTAGCAGAAGTAAAAGAAGTATGCAAATATAATGAGAATTATGTAACCATCGTCGATGCACTAGAATATATTTCTAAGACCGATAGCCGGCCTTATGAAGGTATAATTGGAAAACTGGTGCGGTTGTCTGGGCGATCTAGAGCACAGGTTGCGAGTTTCCTGAGGATGATAAGACTAAGAAGCACAGAGTTCTCAGACTCTCCGATCAACGATCGGAGCCAGAAACTCTGTGCGGTGGCTAAAGAGGATGAATAATGCTGTCATCTGATGAATTTGCCAAGAATTTGGCTGGGATTTTGTCGCTCAATTTGAAGACGCTAATTAGTGATGAGGCTGCGGCAGCAGTCACTGGCGTCGAATATCTTGGTGGAGGGCGGGTCAAGGTTACTACAAGCGAAGACAGCGATATTCTTAGTTATTATATGATATGCTCGGGTGCTGAAATGGAAGAGGAGGAGCAGCGAGCTCCCCTTGAACCTGAAGGTGACTTTGGGCCTGGGCTTGAGGGTGGCGAGCCCATTGAATCGATTCAAAAGCCCGATGAAGTTATTGCTGAGACGCAGCCGCAGGGCGTGGGTGAGAGGATAGATCGTAAACTTCGTCCTCCGAAAGTTACTCCAGTTACTAAGAATCCGGCTGAAAAGACGCCTAGACGCTCAGCCGATAACGACCCCAGAAAGACCGCAGCCGGTCGTAAGGCTATTAAGAAAGCCAAAAGGCATCCCAAAGAGAGTCTGTCGAAATTTATTGACAATGCATTGACTAGCGACCGAAAACGGATTGCCGAATTAGCATCACATATCGATCCTATCTTAGAGTCCCGGACGATTAAATCTGTTATTGGGACGAGCGATGATAGTGAAAAATTGGCCGAAATCGGCGATATAATCCATAATGTTTGGTCTGAGAAATTCATTGAAAAACATATTGGAATTGCTAACTCCAGGAGTGGAGAATTGGCAATGTTCGATGAGTCGGCTAAAGTATTGGACGAATTGACTGAATGGGGTACTCACCTTTGTTGGATTGAGAGAATTAAAAAGTCGGACTATGTAATATACAAAGTTTGCGCCGACACTACTCCAAGTAAAGCCTTTGTAGAATGCAGGAATGATCATAGTAGAGATCTAATTCTATCTGGTGACCGAGCAAATATAATTCCAAAGATCTTCGGAGATTAACGATGAATGACGCAGATACCCGCCAAATTGCCATAATCGCTGAGATGATAGACCAAGAAGAGTTGGATGGTGCGCCAGACGCCGGGATTCCAGGCTTCGACGATGGGATTTCTGGACCTGCTCCGCTACCCGAGCCAGCTGACATGGCGTTTGGTGGCCCAGATGAAGTGGGCGCCCAAATATCATCTGAACCTATCACCATGAGCCGCGACTTCCTATATGAGCTGCTTAGGCTTACAAAGGAAAGAGCCGGCGGCCCGTGTGATACATGCGAGGAACCGCCGATTGATCCTGAGCTTGGAGAATCGGAACCCGCAATCGATGCGTTTGAAGCTGGCGAAGAGGCTGAAGGCGAAGAGGCTGAGGCTGCTGAAGAGTTTGGGGCTGAAGAGGCCGCAGGCGAAGAGGCCGCAGGCGAAGAGGCTGAAGGCGAAGAGGCTGAAGGCGAAGAGGCTGAAGGCGAAGAGGCTGAAGGCGACGATGAAGAAGTTGAAGTCGAAGAAGGTAAAAAGAAAAGACGGGCAATCAACGAAGCCGAGGGCGACGATGATGACACTGAGTCTGATGGCCCTCCGTCTGATGATACCGAAGAAGACGACACCGACGAAGAGGCCGACGACACCGACGACACTGAAGACACCGACGACGATGAAGGTGCCGAGGATGATACCGAATCAGATGGCCCTCCGCCTGAATTAGCTGACTCGGATGAAGATGATACTGACTCGATTCCGTTTGAGCCTGGTGCAGAAGCTGGCGCAGAGATTGATGCGGACGTAGATGATGTTGATCCGCCAGATGGTGGAGTCAATCATGCTGATATCGAAGAGATAGTCGACAAGCTCGTGGAATTATCGGCTGGCGACCAAACTCTTACGATGCATGACTTACCTGAGATCGTGCAATGCTGCTTCCCAGATCCTGTTTCTGACGTAGGCATTGCCGATGAAGTTCCGATCGAAGAACCGCCGATGGACGCTCCGATTGACGCTCCGATTGACGCTCCGATTGATGCTCCGATCGATGGCCCGATCGATGGCCCGCCCGAAGACATGGGTGGTGAAGAAGAAATGCCCGAAGCTCCGCCAGAAGACATAGGCGGCGAAGAAGAAGCTCCGCCCGAAGACATAGGCGGCGAAGAAGAAATGCCCGAAGATTTGCCATTTGAATCTATGAAGCCTGTTGATGAGATGAAAGTCATAGATGAAAAATTGGCTAAGAAAATCGTTAACGAATCAGCGGTTTTAGCTAAATCGATCGCTGGATTTGCCAAGAAGATGAAGATTAATGTTGCGATGAAACCCGCTAAGAGTGAGAATGGCGCCGAGTACTTGGGTGACGAAGAGTCATTCCCCAAGCTATGCGAGGCCATCAATAAAACGTTGGCAACAATAAAAGAAGGCAAGAAGAAGGCGAATGTCGGTGCTATGAGCAAGTACTCGAGATGCTACCCGGTGAGCGGAGCCGGCCGCCTGTTCTACGTGTTCAAATAATCCGAACCTGACCCCCACGCACAATGAGGCCTCGTCTAACGGCGAGGCCTCATTGTTATATTATGCTTTGGCAATTTTACTGCGGGGAGGCCTCTAGTGCTGGAAGTCAACTGCTTTGTAAAGTTAGCGAGCTGTTCCTCTTGAGTTGGTGCATTTTTCATTATGCTGTTGTATGACAGCGGGACGATCACATTATGATCGGTAGTGTCCATTATGTTTTGCTGCTGCTCTTGTCTATCGGAGACAACAGCAGTTTTGGCCAATTTCACTTGCTTGCTGTGTGTGGGCATTAAACCAGTTGGATCTAGGTTGATCGCGTCGGGGGCCGCTACAAATGCGAGGGCTGCTGCTATCACCAAATCGTCGTGGTTGCCACGACCTTCCTGTGCGCCAGTTCTTTTGGTTTCGATGCCTCGTCTGTCGCGATGCCTAATGTATATCTGAAGCTGTTTATGTAGCCGTTCACTGTAGATTTCATAACCTTCCTCTTCCTCTGCCTTGATATAATCTATCAATGCCTTGTTGAGGGTCGGTTTAGTCTGTCCGCTGGTTGCAAACCCAAATAGGCCTAGCGTAATTCCGCCCGACGTCGACGTTTTCGAATTTGGCTTGGGTGTTCGTGCTTTCTTCCGTCGCCATATGTTGGGGTAGATTAGGTTCTGAATATCTTGTACGAAAGGCGCTCCAATACCAGTGCGTTCTGGGTTAATGAGTGCGTTATTGTACCATCGCCCCATCCAGTCAGCCATCTTGGCTAGAGTCTGGACTTGCACGTGCCCCATGAATTCAGCGACCTGTTCCATAGTGTTAATATCAAACACTTCTATGGCACTGTAGTCATTGTTCTCGCCGGTGGCGATATCAATACCCATAACGTAGGTATGCCCTGGGACTCCTGACTTGACTATCTTTCCGTTTCGGTATTGTGTCGGCTCACCTTTGAAAGGCTCTTTCCAAACCCATAGGCCTTCTTGAGGGCTCGATCCAACAAAATCGATGACTTCTGTATCGCCTGTGGCTTGATTAACCCAGTTTACCGGCTCGGCAACGGTCATCGTTTCTGGTGCGTTTTCAACCATAATGCCGACATTATAGAGCACTGTCGTGTCTAATACTGTACCACCACTACCTATGAAGTCGGCGAGAATTTCCTGCTTGAATAGGTGTGCTTCGCCTCGTAGTTGCAGGCCTTTATATTCTTGAGCTAGCCATGGTGATTTGTATGGGCCGAATTTTTCTATGTCTTCTTTTGTGGTACATTTTGTGATCCCATCGGTCGGCGCTATCCTGATGCGTCTGTTGCTGATTGGGTCCATTGCGTCAATAACCCAATCCATGTCCCACCAATTAATTAAGATAGGACTGAATAATCCATCGGGATCTTGCGAATCCATCCACTTATCCCAATACCAGTTACCGATACCATTTGGGGTCGAAATAATTATTGCACTACCACCATGCTGTAATGTGGACCATCCACCAGCCCACATGCCTTCCATGTCTGGCATAAACGCCGCTTCGTCGATAATATTCAAGAATGAAGCGTTAGATCTCAGGGTGTCGGTGCTGGATGTGAGTGATCGTATGACGGATCCATTGGGGAATCCCAATTCATGTTCATTTCGTATGACGTCTTTCCAGATTTCTCGCATCCATGTTGGAAGACGATCGTAGACGAATTTGACATTACTTTCCAGGAAATCTTTGGCATCCGTATCACGTTTTGATACGATTAGGATCTTTTTGTGACCAAAGAACAACGCAACCCACAGTGCGTACATACCCGTGAGAGTTGATGCACCACACTGCCTACATTTTTTGAATATGTTAAACCTGTGGCTTCTAAATGAGGCTAAGCTGGAACGCTGATATTTAAATAGCTTAACCGGAATAACACCAACTTCAGGGTGCTTGATTTTGCAGCATGACTCAATAAAGAATGATACTGACTTCTGGCATCGCTTCACAAATTGTTTAATTTTAGTATTAGTTACCATACATTATATATTCACTCGAATAATAAAGAACAAATCTAAAAATAGGAGTGTATTATGGCAAAGAAGCCTTCTAACCCCAATGATGAGATCCAAGAACTATTGGACAATATCGAAGAGAGCGATTCAGAGCTAGTGCCGACCGAAGTACAGCTTAAAATAGCTGAAGCCGTCCCGGAGCCGAAGCATGATCCACAGACTATAATTATAGGCGGCGAGTCAGGTCAAAGTGGGGGTGTTGATAGTAGTGGCAGTAGTGGTAGTAGTGGCGGCGATAATGACATGGGCGACTTGGCGACCAAAATATTAAAGGATTATGGCACCCGCACTGATGAGATTTGGAAGCAGCTGGTTGAGGATAGAGAGCTACTCAATAAATATATTGAACTATTTAGCGATCGCATCAATGACCCGGAGAAGGCCAAGACTGTTAATGTTGATGCTCTCACAACGCTGCTGAATACCAAAACATCCGCATCGATAAATGCAACTAGAATGTTGGATTCGACCGCCAAGATGATAGTGGCTATCAAAAATATGAAGACGGATGGCGTCACCAGTACCAGTCTAGATGACTTACTTAGTGACGATGGCAGCGATTCTGAAGAATTCGACATTGATCAACCATAGGCCAAAATATGAGCTGGCAATTATTTGATAGAATTAGGGCGTTAACCAAGAAGGCTGGGATATATCAGCAGGAACGGTTATTTCAGGATCAGTCCTCGCTTGATCGAATCATGGCTGGTGGGGAGCTACTAGACTTTAGTCAACAGCAAGCTCTCTTAGACCAGACTAACCTTCAGATCAACCGCCTCGAGCGGTATAAGGATTATGACCAGATGGACGAGACCGGCGAAATGTCGCTGGCTCTGGATTTATATGCCGATGAATCGAGTCTGGTCGATCCTGAACGTAAGCATACGATCATTATTAAGGCAGAATCTAGGGTTGTAAAAGAAGAACTCGAGGAGTTGTTCTTCAACCAGCTTCTGATTGACAATAATATACGCCCAATGGTGCGGTACCTGTGCAAGTATGGGGACGCACCGTTTGAGATGATACCAACAGTCGAGCGTGATGGAGTTGCGGCGCTGCGGTTCGTGAATGTGTATAATTTCACACGTATCGAGACGAAGCACGGCGACTTAGTTGGATTCTTCCACCAAGATGAAGTAATGGAAGAGCCGCAATTCATACACCCGTGGCAGCTGATGCACCTACGGCTTACTGACTACGGCAACATTTATCACCCCTACGGTAGATCGATTATGGAAGGTGGTAGGAAAGCGTTCAAGCAGCTGAGGCTGATGGAAGACGCCGCGCTGATTTATAGGATTACTAGGGCTCCGGAAAAACGAATCTTTAAGATTCCGATTGGCAACATCCCAGCCAAGGATGTACCAGAATTCATGCAGGGGATAGCCAGAATATTCAAGCAGCAACGGTTCTATGACCCGCGTACTGGTAAATTCAACGAGCGGTTTTCGCCGCTTATTCAAGAAGATGACTTCTTCCTTCCGGTTCGCCCGGATGGTACCAGCCCAGATATCAGCACGCTGCCTGGGGCGGAGAATCTGGACCAAATAGCCGACATTGAATACTTTAAGAAGAAGATGATAGCCCCGACTAAGATACCATTTAAACGCGTTGGTATAGGCGAGGGCTCCGGCGAAGAACAGGAGAAGTCACTATCTTCCGGCGATGCACAATTTGCAAAAGCTGTACAGTGGGTGCAGCGCGAGGTCTCCGTTGGTTTAACTAAAGTGGCGATTTGCCATTTGGCGATGGCTGGATATAGCATAGATGATCTTAAAGGTTTCGAGATTGGTATGACTGCGTCTAGTGCTATTGACGAATTGTATCGGATGGAGACATGGGGAGGACGAACATCAGTTATGGGTGACCTCAAGGACCTTGGATGGTTCCCGAGAGAGTGGATCGTTACGAGATTCACCGATCTTAGCCCTGATGAAATTGAGGAGCTGTCTGACCTTATGTCGAAAGAGACTGAATTCCCAGACCTTGAGGGTGGCGGTGGTGGCGGAGGTGGCTTACCTGGTTTGGGCGGGGGCGAGGAACTGCCTGGTATGGAGGGCGAAGGTGATATGGAGGGCGGCCCTGAAGGCGGCGGTGGCCCTGAAGATCTTGAAGCTCTTGCGGCTGGTGGTGGCGCAGAAGAAGGTGGCTTGCCGGGCGTTGGTGAACGCCACGATCGTCGCTATAAACAGGTCATCACAGAGATGCGTCGGCAGCGGCAGCTGGAGAAGGTTCGTAAATTCATAAAACGCACTGATGAGCGTGCAAACAAGCCCAAGACCTGTCTTTATGATAACCTAATGACCAACAATGAATTAGATGGTCTTAGAAAGGGAACGGGCGGGGACGAAAGCAACGGGGAACTCCTAATTGAATGCACTATAGATGATGACGTTAGAAGCGAAGTAGTGCATGAGTATTCTAGTATACTTAAGAATTAATAGATGATAGATTTAATAATATCTATTCAAATATAGCTTATAGTAAATTAACCATGACTGGAGCACATTATGGCCAACGGAAAACAGGAATCAAAGACGCCCGTCATCAAAGAGAAGGTGGCAATGGACGCTCGAAAATTCTTGTCCGCCATCAACGGCTCTGCTCAGGCACAGATAGCATTCTATGAGGATGCCGTTCGACGCTTGGGTGGACAAAGCGGGCAAGACTGGGAATTGACGGCACTTCAAGGTAGTAGGATTATCTTCGAGAACGTCGCCGACAATACGTTTATGATCGCTGACCACTCACGTGAGAAAGGCGGTCGCGTCAAGATCTCCAATATCCGTAGGATAGAGCTGCACGAAGACAAAAAGCCTGAGCTGTTTGAGCAGGCATGCTTGTCGCTCGTCGAAGCGATTGAAGGCGGCGACGTTAAGGTCATGGATGCTGCATTCAACAAGGTTGCTGCATCTAGATTCCGCTCCACAACTATCCCGCCCAATGGCATTGTTAAAACTAAAGACGGCATGGTTCGATGTGTGGCTGTCGAGGGCGCGAAAAGCCTCGGCGAACGCATAGTTGATCAATTGTCAGATAAGTATACCATCGACGAGAGCGGCAACATCGAAGCCTCGTTCGTCGAGAAGGATGACGGGAATTGGGACTTTGGCGTGTCCGAGCTTACTACGCGTAGGCTAGTGGCTAAGAATATGCTAGAGGTAGCCTCCAACGCGTATAGAAGCCCTAACTTCCAGACAATGATTGAAGCTGTTGGCGGCTTAATTTGCAAGGATCGTATCGAAGAGGCTATTAAGTTCTCCTCAAAATTCCTGCGTGAGAATCAAGAATTCTGCTTACTAAATAAGGCACGTTGGGCTGATTTGGTTGGCGACGCTCTGGCGGCTAAACTCCACTTCAATGAAAACCTCATTGAAGATGTTGCCACCTTGATGTTTAAGACGAACCTTAAAGTCAACCGCGACGAATTGGTCGATGCTTGGCGCAAGACCGCCGAGAGAGCAGGCCATCCGGTTATGCTCGAAAACGTCGATAATCTGACGCAGGCCGATGACTTTGAAGAAGCATATGAAGAATTCTTGGGGACCATTATAGAAGCGACTGGCGAGACGACACGAGGTGCGTTGCTTGCCGGTTTAGAACTTCTGCAGCAGAAGGTTGCCAGCGGCGACGTTGATGACCCGACTTCTGAAGAGCTCGAAGGAGCAATCTCCAACCTCCGAGACAAGGGCGACTCCGCCTCTATCTGGGAAGCTATGGAAATTCTTGACAGCGTCAGGCGACATACCGATAAGATGCAGGGCCTTGATGATTTCGACCAGATGCCTGGCCCGGGATCAGATAGCGAAATCCCAGAAGGCGAAGAAGATATGGGCGGCTTGGGCGGCGGTTTGGACGTTGGGGCCGATGCTGGTGGCAGCGATAAACCGCTTGAAATCACCATTGCGATGGATCCGGCTAAAATGGCCGCAAGTGCAGCCGCTGAAGCCGAGCCTGAAGCTGATTTAGGCCTTGGCGAAGAAGGCGAAGAGGGCGGCGAGGATTTTAATCTGTCGTCTCTTGAAGATATCGACCTTGAAGGTGAAGAAGAAGGCCTGAAGGGCGGCGAGGAAGAAGGCGGCGAAGAAGATGAATTAGCTGCATTAGCCGCAGGCCGCGAAAATGACGCTGAGCCTATTTCCGAAGACCAGAAACTTGCCAACGAATTCCTGTCGATCGAAGGAATTGAGGGTGAGATTTCTGAGAGTGGTAAGCCTTGGGAAGATGATGAAGACGATGACGACGACAAAGATGACAAAGATGGCGGCGACGATGATGATGACGAGAAAAAGGTTGATGAAGGTAAAGACAAAATAGAAACTGATGATGGTACGATTCAGGTTTCGAGGAAGTCGGTTAAATGCAAGAAGTGCAAGAAGCCTAAAGGTCGCGGCGAAGGAACATGCGACTGCCCGGCCAGCGAAGGAGTCGAAGAGGACGACGCATACACCCTTCCAGAAGACATAGAATTGGAAGGCATCGAAATTGACTCGGAATATTCGACCCTAATCGAGACAAATGATGCTTCTGATGTTGACCTCGCTACTTTTGAGGACTTCCTTGGGAAGCAATCAGGCTGGAAGGGCGATGACGCTGATATCGCCGCTTTGGATGCTCAGGCTCAGGCCTTCGCCCGCACCCACTATGCAGAGCAGCTGCAGGGCGTTGATGAGGTGACAGCACAGACTAATGTTGAGAATCTGGCCGGTAGCCTTATTACTGGCCGCACTAAACTGCGGAGCGTGAAACCTGGCGTAGAAGGCAAGGAAACTGACGAGGATGCCATCGAAGAGAATCAATTCAAGAGCCCACTCAGGCAGCTATCGAAACGCGGCTTGAAGAAGGCAGCCGTTGATGAATTGGTTAAAGAAGGTAAACTTTCGTGGGTAGAACGCAATAAAGAAGCAGTCCTTGGTGAGTTTAAAGGCGTTAAATTCGTAATTGACCACAGTGAACAGCCGGTTGCGATATTGAGCCAAAATGGCAAAGTACAAGTAGACATTCCTGAAGGAATGGTGCCAGGTGCACTGTTCATAGCTGAAATTTCGGAAAAAGAAGCCGAAGCTGATGCTTTCGTGGAATGGCTTGATAGTATCATAGAATCGTTGCGCAGCGATGAAGGTGCGATAGATGAAAGTACAGTTGAACCCGAGGTTAAATCACTCGTAGACCAGGTTGCCGAGTCTATGGACGAAGAAGCAACTGAAGGTACTGAAGGTGAAATAGCTGAGGAATGCCCTGAACATCTGAAGGCGCACCAGTTTAAGAAGAAGGACGGCGGAGAAGAAACAAGCGATAAGCCCGAAGAGACAGAAGAGACAAGCGATAAGCCCGAAGAGACAGAAGAGACAAAAGAGACAAGCGAAGAAGAATAATAACATCCTAACTTCAAAACAAGCAAACGGCACGGACAATTGTCCGTGCCGTTTTGCTATATTGAGCAAATATAATATACAGATAGGAGTTAATTATGCTTAAGACAATCAATTTCAACAGGGGCATCGTTGCCCAAACTGGCAATATTCCGCGTGGGGCACGATTCCTCCAGGAGACGTTCCCGCTTGAGATTAAGGATATTAAACAAGTAATATCTGAAGCTACAGGTACCAAGCAGAAAGTGCTCCGGATGACGGGCGTCTTTCAGAAGGGTAATGAATTAAACCAGAATGGTAGGGAATATTCGACCCCGATCCTTAAAGAAGCAGTTGGCACGATCCAAGAGGATTTGGGACGTCGCGTGGTAATGGGTGAATTCGACCATCCATCTGATGCCAAAATCCACCTGGAACGCGTGAGCCACCTTATTACTAAGGTTTGGATGGAAGGCAATTACGTATATGGCGAAGCTGAAGTCATCGAGGGCACGACACAGGGTAAGAATTTGGCTGCCCTACTGAAAGCCGGCGTTAAGGTCGGCATATCCTCACGCGGCGTTGGAGATATGGAAGTCGTCAATGAAGGTTCTGACGATGAGACATACGTCGTTCAACCTGGATATCGGTTTGTGACGTGGGATGTTGTTGGCGAGCCGTCAGTGCAGGAAGCCACGCTCTCTGTTATGGAGTCAATCCAGACTAGGAGAACGCGACGTAGTAATATTATCACTCGAGGCAATTTACGCCAGGCTGACCCTGAATACGCACTGTTAGAAGCGTTGAGACAAAAATTGTCGTCATAGGACCGGCGATATAGTGAGTAAGGGGCTTACGTCATTGTAAGCCCCTTATTTGTATCTATTCGGTTTCTTTGATGATTTGCCGTGCTAAAGCTTTCCCGACGATTTTCCCGGCGTAGTTTGGATGCTCCCAGTGTCTTAGGCTTTTGTTTCTGGCTATTTCCTTCTTATTTGGGGTCCAGCCTTTCTTCCCAGCACAAGATTTGCACACATATTTATCCCGTCCTCGTTTATGCTGCCGATATACAGCTTCGGCTGTAATTACCATCTCTTTGTAGCAGTTACTGCAGCTGACGCATACCTCGTTCTTCAGCAACACAGGGCTATCGTCATACACATCATGCACACCCATAGATTGTAAAATTGTCATAATCTTGTTCATGTGTTTCTCGTTCAAATATAAATACGAATAGTGGATCAATGTCATCCATTCAAATATTTAAGTACATAGGAGTACGAACATGGCAAGCAATCGTAAGGGCAAAGGAACTTTGCAAGGCTTTGGGGCTACGACCACTAGTGGTCAAGCTAACCTCGCTGAAACTCTCAAGCAGATCGGCCAGATCATTGGCAGCAAGGGCGTTCGTCCTGTAGGCGGCAATGTCACTGGCGTTACTGGTAAAGGCAGTGGTGGCGGCGGTAGTGCCGGTAGTGGCACCGGTCAAGATATTAAGCTTAAACCAATCGCAGGCGGCAAGGGTATTGTCGGTTCTGGTGGTGGCGGCGGTGGTAAGGGCTCCATGCCGACTGATGGCAACCCATCCACATTAACTACTGGTGAGCTTGGAGCTATGGGCAAATCCGGTCTTGGTACGAAGAATGTTCGAGATATGCCTTAATTGTAGCAATTAGGAATGCATAATTAAGAATAGGACTTCTACTCAAAAATAAGATTGGAGACTTAAGATGGACAAGATTAAGGCATTATTGGAACAACTTGGTGGATCCAAGGAGCTGGTAGTACAGATCGTAGAGTCTCTCGATCAGTTTAAATCACAAACTGAGAAGACGATCAAAGAAGCTTATCAGCAACGACTCGTGCAAGCTAAAGAGGCTTGCATGGAAGAAGTAAACACTTATAAACGCGGTTTAGCGCGTAAGACGCAAATCTTCTTTGAAGCCAAGGTAGAGAAGATTGAACAGCAAATTGCAAAGCAAGTGGCAATTAAGGATTCTGCCGCCGAAACTAAACTTCAAGCCATCGTGGGAATGCTCGAGGGCGTTGAAGTGAATAGTGAAGGCAAGAATGGCGACATCCAAGCCGCGCAAAAGCAACTCAAGGAGCTGCAGGAAGAACTTCGCAAGACGAAGGCCGCGAATACGGCTATTGCGGAGAAGGCGGAGCGAGCTCACTCAGTCGCCGAGCGAACCTTGGAACGGAATAGAGTTCTTTCAACTGAACTGGTCGAAGCCAGCCAGAAGCCTCCGTGCCCGAAGTGCAAATGCAAGCCTTGTGAATGCAAGCCTTGCAAGACTTGCAAAAAGTCGCCGTGCACCTGTAAGGGTACTAAGTCCGAAGGCAAGAAGAAAGGCAAGAAGGCCATCTCAGAAGGTCGTAAAAGAAAGGGCAAAACCGTTACTGCCCGAAAGGCAAGCCAAGGTCAGATCGCTAGGACCAAGAGTAAGCCAGCCAATGCTGCTCCCGAAACGCGATCCATGGACGGATTCTCGCCTGGTGGAATCGCAGAAGGAATGGACGAATAAACTTGAGTTGTTAACTTAGTCCGAGGAGACTACTATTATGGGTAACCATGTTAAGACACTTACGGAAGACAAAGACCCCCACGCACAAGCAGTTCTGACGGAAGGGCGCAAGAATCAAGATGTAAAGCGATGGGCACCTGTCCTGTCGAAGTGCAAAGAGATTCCGCGCAAGAAGTTGGGCCTGATGGCTTCGCTGCTTGAAAACCAGCACAAAGCCTGGGACCCGAAGAGCAGAACAGTTCTGTTTGAAGATATCACCACGACCGGTAACGTGGCTGATTTCACTCGTTTCGCATTACCGCTTATCCGCAAGAGCTATGCTCGCCTTATCGCGGATAACCTCGTTGGCGTTCAGCCGATGAGTCAGCCAGCTAGCCTGATTTTCTACATCAGGTATCGTTACGCCCTGTCGAAGGGTCAGACGGTTGCTGGAACGCAGATCATGCGTCAAAATACCAGCCAGGCATTTGCCAAGCAGAATGGCTGGGCACTCGACCCGTACTACAGCTCCCAGATGGTCCGCGATGAGGACCTGACAGAAGCTCCGACGTCTGATGGTATCACGATTACTGGTACTCTTCAGCATCGTCCGATTCTGGCTGGTACAGTTGTAGTTAACCTGTTCGAAGCTGACCAGGTCAATCAGGATTGTGATAACGCAGTCCCGCTATGTCAGGTCACGTTCGACGCTGCTGGTGCAGTTGACATCGTCATCTGCCGCGACGATACCGATATTACTTCGGGCTTCGCGGTTGACACCACCCTCAGCGAGTTTGATAGCTCAGACGGTTCGGTTACCGTCGTTTTCACCGGTGCTCCCCCTGCCGGTGCATTCGCAAGAGCCAACTACGAGTACGACCTGGAAGCCAACCCCTTCCAGCCTGAGCTAACCCTCAGCATCGACAGCGACTCCGTTGCTGCCGTTACTCGTAAGCTGAAGACCTCCTGGTCCCTGGAAGCCGCTCAGGACTTGAAAGCGGTTCATAACATCGACGCCGAGTCTACCCTAACTGACTTGATGGCCGATGAAATGGTTGCAGAAATCGATCGTGAAATCATAAATGATTTGATTATCGCTGCTGCAATCCGTGCAACGCACAACTTTGCAACGGCTGCTGGTGCTTCGGTCAACTTCACTGACCGCAACATCGCACTGCTCTACAAGGTGCTTGAAGTCGCGAACATCATCCACCGCACCACACTCCGTGGCCCGGCGAACTGGATGGTCACCTCGGCCGATATTAGCTCCAAGTTCGAGCAGCTGAATGATTTCCGTGGTTCGGATGCGTTTGTCGACGAAGGTCTCGACATCGGCATCATGAATGCTGGAACCATTCAGGGCAAGATGCACCTGTACAAGGATCCGCTATTCCCGAATTGCAAGATCCTGCTGGGCTACAAGGGTAACTCCGTCCTGGACGCTGGTTACTTCTACGCTCCGTACATCCCGCTTCTTTCGACTCCTACCGTACTTGATCCTAACTCCTTTACTCCGAACAAGGGAATTATGACACGTTACGGCAAGAAGATGATTGAAGATGGCGGCCTGTACTATGGCGTTATAAACGTGAGTAACTTGTAATAGAGTCTCTCGTCTTTAACCAGTAGTAAGCAGAAAATTAAGAGGCCCGGCAGGAATGTCGGGCTTCTTTTTTGTATTTGTAGGGGACAGAAGGAGTTATTAGTATGGCAAACCTAAAGAAGCCTACCATATGTGAGTGCAACAGCACAGAATTCAAACACGAGTTCAGGCCAGAGAAGTGGGTATGTAAAGCATGCGACAAGGTTGGTGCCGAAAGACCACAACGCATAACTGGCGTGTGTCTCGATTGTGGTGCGAAGCGAGGTGAGAAACCCTTTGTTAAAAAGAAGAATTTATGTAAGGACTGTCTTGCAGCCAGGCAGTTAGTATACCGAGAGGAAAATGCTGATAAATTATTGGCATATCGTACAGAATATTTTAAGAATCTTGATAAGAAGGAACGATGGCAACGTGTTCGCAGGAGCATCCAGCGTAAGCCAGAATCATTCTTGCGTGACCAATTAACACATATCAAATCTCATTCGTTACGGCCACGTAAACAAGATACTAAAGATCCGATTAAACGGGAGTATAATTTAGATATTGATTACGTAATGCAATTGTGGACCGCTCAGAATGGGATTTGTGCGTTGACTCATATTAAAATGACGCACGAATTCAATAATATGCGGTCCGTCTCTATCGACCGCATAGATTCGTCCAAAGGCCACATAAGGGGCAACATCCAGCTTATCTGTATGAGCATCAATCGCATGAAGAACAATCACACTCAGGCAGAGACTATGCAATTTGTAAGAGAGATACGTGAGCGTAATAACGATTAAACTGTGTTGTGTATTCAAAAGCGTAACATCCAAAAATCTTTAGGAGAACATAGTGAATATTTTAGATTATATGATAGACGCGCCTGACTTCCCCACGCCTGGTGTGGTCTTCAAGGATATGGCACCTTTATTTAAGAGTATAGAAGCTCTCCGGTATATCACGAAAACGCTTGCTGACCCGTATCGTGAGAGTAACGTGGACCTTATAACCGGCATAGACGCACGTGGGTTCATCTTCGGAGCGATGTTAGCTGATGAACTCGGCGTTGGATTCGTCCCGATTCGGAAGCCTGGCAAACTACCTGGGAAGACCATATCTGAGAGCTACGCATTGGAATATGGAACGGATTCTATTGAAATTCAAGCAGATGTGATTACGCCAGGGCAGAGGATATTGATGTGCGACGATGTGCTTGCTACTGGTGGTACTATGGAAGCTGCTTGTAAGTTGGTAAGAGAATTGGGCGGCGAGATTGTCGCTGCCGTGTTTGTTATGGAAATTGATTATCTCCCAGGTCGGGCGACGATAGAGGCGCTAGGTGTGGAAATCTGCAGCGTTGAGCATTTAAATTGAAAGTCGCGATTACTTTATTCTATTTTATTCTAAATACAATTCCTTTAGGAGACGAAAATGCCAACAGTAGAACAAGCCAATAAAATCATCAAGCAATGTGAAGATTCCATAACAATATCGCTGTCCAAGTCAGGTCGCAAAAGCAATCACGGTGCAGGCGTGGATGAAATAAAAGGTGGGCTAGTGCCGACTAGCGAGCGGAGTGACCGTTTTTGGGAACCCCTTAAGGATTTTATCAGTCAGCATAATCTAAAATTGGCTAGGGGCGGAGGTGGGGGTTATCAATTGACTGATGGCATATTGCATATTAATGACAGTACTGGTGTCGAATGGAAGTGCCGGGCGGAATAATACGCCGGGGTTTTGTATTTGAGTTTAGCACTAATATTTAAGGAGTCAAAAATGGCAAGAACAGGCGAGTCTAAACCTTTAGAAGCAGTTTTCCAAGAGTCCACCCCCCAGCTGATTGGTAATATGATGAAGGCCGTCAAAGTCGATACTGGTGGAAAGGCAGAATTTTTAGCACTGGCTAAGAAATTAGCTTCGATGAAAAGTGTCGCTAAAATTGAGAAATTGCTCTACACTTTTGTAGATGAGAGGATGGCAGTAAGAAAGGATCAATGGAAGCGAGGCGAGCTAGTACAAATGCGTGCGAGTGCTAACGGCGTTCCCATTGCGTTTGTCGCTTTTTCGGAAAAGGTAGAAAAGCGGATTGCAAAGACTGTCGATGATCGTAATAAAGTCAGAAAATGACCTGGTACAAATTATCTGAATTTGGGACTACCGTTCTCGAAGTTCTGCAAGATGATTTTGAGCTGTACGAATTCGAAGACCAGTTAATAGTATACTCCGACGGATTGCACGCTCCTATTGCGACGAAGCATATTAAGCGGTTCGTTCGAGGGCGGATGGTGGGCGGCCATTGGGTGTCAGGGCATTATAAGTCCTCTTCTAGGCAATCTACTCACTGGGTTGACTCTTATAGAAGGGGCGGCTGGTGGCGGGAAGAGCATTGGGTGGACGAGATTAGCGATACATACGTCCCGCATGTAAATTTCAGTGCCGGCGTCGGACCCGAGCCTTCTGAATTTGTTGATAAATCACAATTCGCCGAAATAATAGGCAGAATCGTGCTTGGAACCTGCGATTGACTCACCATTTCCTAGCCGCTCTCTCGCGTAACACGTCGATGCATGACACAGAACCTGAGCTATGAGTATATCGCACTGTCAATGGATACATATGCGTTAATAAAATAGTAGATAATTGGAGCAGCTATGTCAGTAGACTACCAACATAATGTAATAATCGGTTTCCGCGTCGACGGGGATTTGCTTTTCGATGAGAACACTGGCTCTTATTGGTCTTGTGAACACGCGCAAGCACTTGTAGCCGCCGCCGCCGCCGCCGCCGCCGCCGCTAATGCTGCCTCAGCTACTACTTTCGACGCTGCATCAGGTACCTCACCTAAACACTGCCCTGAATGCGGCAACGAGGTTAAAGAATTTGAAGAAACCAACCAAGTTCTAAAGCCTGAGCTTACGGCGTTGCTTGCTGACGAAGAGGAATGGTATGATGGGGTTTGGGAGGGAGACCTAAATGGGACAGTGATTCGGTTAGTGCGATATTGGGTAAACAGCGATACGTTGTATTTTGTTGGGTTTGAAATCACTTCGGGCTGTGACCGCGACGATCTTGGCATTCAACGTGAGGATGTTCCTCAAATCCCAAGTGAATCTGATATGGCAATATTCCTGGCGAATCAAGGAATCCCGTTCGACTCTGATACATGGGGCATGTGGAAGATTGGAACAGCTTCATAGAATACATGAAGGCGACATTATCTGGCTTGATATGGGTTTTGGCGCATATGACATTCGCAGGATTGGCATTGTTCTGGCCAATCGTAAATCACCCATACCAATGGTAGCGCAGTCTAAATGGGCGGAGGAGATCGCCAAGGTCAAATGGCTGGATTCGGACACTGTGGAGGAATACATGTCGGTATATCTTGTGCTTTATTGTAGAGAAGAATAATGCTAACTAACTCCAAAACAAACAGAGCATGTGTTGGTGATATCGTCATGCTCGATCATGTAGAGCAATGCCTGGAGCGATGGCGGTCTACGAGGGGGGTTGGTATTATTGTCAGTACTAGGCTAGATTATCCTCTAAAGCGTCGGGGCAAGTTACCTGATTGGATAGACGAGATTGCTAGAGTTAGGTGGGTTTCAAGCAGCGGGGCTCATATTACTGCTGATTATAAGACTAGCAGCCTCTTGCTTTATTGTAGGGATTAGGTCAAAGATAGGGCATGCTAGTAAGCGATAAATTAAAAATTATATTCTCACATATCCCTAAATCAGGTGGAGGGGCGTTCAGGTCCGCTATGATAGCGGCAGGCTCAGCTAAGGTGGTTGGGAGACACCACGACAAATTCAGTGATGAGGTTATAGAGAAGCATCCAACATACCGCCGGGTAATTATAGTTCGTAACTCATATGAAATGGCGGTGTCTAATTACAGGCAGTATCTTACGAGATGTTATGCTGATGGCACACGTGCTCCGAAGGCTGACAAGGCACATAGGAGTTATTTCAATGGGCTAAATGCCAAGCAGCAGGCTAAACATCTGAGGGTAGCCAGCAAGAAGCACCCATTTAAAGAACACGCTGATAGGCTATGGCCTGCATTGGCTCAACAAAATACGCCGAGCGTGCTACGCATATTTTGTATTATAACAAATTAAAAGGGGAAACACATAGCTTTGATAAGAGGCTAACCATAAAGAAGAGGGTTCATTATTATGGGAAGTACAACTGGCGTAACTTTTATGATGATGAGACCAGAGAATTAGTAGCAGAACGCTGCGCCAAAGACATTGAAAGATTTGGCTGGAGCTTTGCATAATCTATTTATTTAGTATTATCTTGTAGCACAGGTCGTCGCTCACCATCACTTCTGGCTTCAACATAATGCCACCAAAGGTGTAAGTTCCCACAATTTTGAAGTTGAATATTGGAACACGCCCTCTAACGATCACATACCGGCTGTGGTATACCCTGTTGACGTTTATATATAATGGCTTTTGGGTGGGCTGCGTCTTCACTTCGAGGTCTATGTTAAGGCCGGTCCAGGCTTTTGGCCAGTCTCGGCCCGCGTTGCCGCCATTGGGGCCGTAGACAGCCACCGACTCCTGCCACAGCATAAGTTCTTTGTCTGGAACGTTGAACACCATACCAACATGAAGCTCGCCCATTATGGACGATGGATGGTCAATTTCATTCCATTTATTAGCCTGACCCATGGTAGTATGGTGTATCCTGTCATAAGTACACGCATTCAACCACAATATTGTGTATTCTAAATCTTTGTATTTAGGATGGTTATACCAATCTCGAAATCCATGGTTTAATAATGTATCAAATAAGAAACGCCTTAATTTGCCTGCAGGTAGGTTATATTTCTTTATTTCTTTAAACTTGCGCCGAGCAATAGCAAGCATTTCTGAGGTTATGACCATGCATCAAAAATACGCGTGTAGCAGTAGGAATTGCCCAGCCTGGCGCTGTGTCGCATTGTACCTTTTAGGAGAGCTAAGCTAAATGAGATGGAAAGCTAAGAAGAGACCACAACGTGGTGATAATCGCACCATAACCAAATTTTTATTTATCCCCCTCGATACGTCAGGAACGTGTGAGATATGGATTGTGGGCGGATAGAACATGGGCCGATGCCACTTGAACAAGGAATGATTAAAATGCTAGCTTGTCCACATTGTGTATCAACGATAATTATCGCCGTCGCTGCCTCAGGTGGCGCCATGTGGGGTGTAATTAGATCTGGGATAATTGGTAGCTTCATTAGGAAACTCAGGAGGAAGCGTTGAATTGGCTACAATTCTTAAAATTGTCGGCGTCAAGGATGGTAGAATATGCGAGATGGTCGAACCATCTGAGACAGCGTGGTTTCTTATTATGCTGGACTGGGGAGGCAGTATCGATGGCGGCGCGTCATCTCGCCTGCGGCTAACTAATGGGGTTGATTTCTTCAAATTCAGGCGAGACAAATATTTCGTGAGCTTAGCGGAAGCGATGCTAGATATCTATCAGATGCATGGCATCCAATTATGGCTTCCTGATGAGGAGGTGGGGGGAGCAAATTCCGCATTGGGAGGTAGACGAGAGTGAAAGATACATAGTTAATAATCTTATCAAAAATTATGTTGCAAGTCTGAATCTGACTGAATAAAAGGGTTTGAATAACCACTTCGATGCAATTCGCTGACCATCGCCCAGTGGCCGAAATTGTGAACATAAGTGTTCCAAGAACTGAGCGTAGGGTTGTATTTCACAGCCAATCTGCCAATAACAAATAATGCGGCAGAGTATATTTCTTCGGGGTCGTGGTACAGGGGTTCGCCAGCACAGCTCCATCTAAACCGAGTGGCTAGATCTTTCGCCGACAACAGGAAGTCAATGTCCGCATCCATCTTACCTTTATATTTATCGGATAATATTATTAATCCATTTTTATCCAGAAGTGATTAACACGTTATGGGACTCGAAGTGGTTATGCTTCTTCGGCTTCTTCGGCTTCTTCGCGACCGTCTTCGACTGACGAATTGTGTGTGTCGTCTAGGTCCCCAAGTAGCTTCTCAAGCTCGCCGATATGGACTTCCTCTTCGCTGGCGATGTCAAGGACCATCTTTTTAACGGTGGCGTTGCTAGTTGCTTCTGCGATTTGCTCGTAAAGATTAACGGCGTCGAATTCGGCTTGGATCGCGCGGCGAATTAAGACTTTGTCTGAGTATGCTGCACTCTCAGGTACACCAGGGGCCGCCATTTCTTCTGCGATTATTTTTGGGGTATTGTAATCCATTTCATTATTTTTGCCAGTTATAATTTCTATGCGCAGGCCAATGTCGCACGATCTGATATGAGTGAAATGCCAAACATCCCCGAAGATCAACGAGCTGCACTTGTATTTATCGTCGAGCGACTTTTAAAGCACCCAGAGTTGATAGATGAACTCCGGGAACGTCTCGAAAGTGACGATCTGGTCGACTAAGGTGGCTCATGCCAAGATGGTGTTACTTAGAGAGCGCTGAATGCACAGGCGTTGCGGCCATTAAAGATGGTCAGCTATCGAACTGTACGGCCCCAAACAAGTCTGCTATTGTATATGTGCTGCGTACGCGGAGGCGATTATTTAACACCAATTTGATTAGCCCTGCGTTTGCAGCATATGCGATGCCAATCATTAGACAGCGGTATGCGGCTCTAACTATTAATAGTATAGTTTCGGTCCAACCGCTCAATCAACCGACTGGTCTTGTTAAGTACCTACATACTCCATATAAGCCTGAGTTCGATGGAGATATGGTATTCGATGGCACGAAGGCATTTGAGAGACCAAAATCGGGTATTTGTTTCGTACAGCGGGCGTATTTAACAAAGGCATCTAGGCAGTTGGTGCTAGAAGCCATAAAGGAATTCACAGGCGAATTTGATTAGGAGTATGTTATGGGCTGGTGGAAAATTGCAGACGTTGAGACAGGGCAGATATCGCAGGAGATGCCGTCCGGGCATCCTGGAGAAGAATGTTCGTTGGTAAATGCAATTCCAGGCCGCGATGCGGCTGAGGATTATTACAATGGCGATGGCCCCGCTGATATTATGAGCCGGGCGATTAAAGACATAATTGAGCAATACAAGGAAGCGTGGGGTAGGCCTCCATATCTCGAAGAGCTTGAGGCAGCTAATTTCACCATGAATCCCAGGCGCAAGAGCGATAAGGAATGAAACCGGAAGTAGTGTGCCTTGTGGCTATCCGCGATGGCTGCGTGATCAATTGCGACATCCAAAATCCTGATAGCGATGACCCGTGGTTTCTTATGTGCTTCGGCGATGGCTTCATTATAACCAATAGTCTCAAATCCTATTACCTAGCCAACGCTGACGACGACGACAAAACAAACTATCGCCGCGCGGTTGGCAGCCTGCTTCTCGCTCAGCTAGTGATGGCGAATTTGATAGATGGGGCTCGGTTCAAGATCGGGCTTGAACTAATACCGGACGCCGAGAGCCGAGGCTTGATAGCGAAAGCAGTTAACAAATTTGTGGATGCAGAATAATGGCTACTTCAAAAGACATACTAGAAAAACTTCGAGCGGCTTCCGACGCAATCATAGAAGCCACAGGTTTTGAGGGTCATCAGGTTTGTGATGGCATGGTTGAGCCCGATGGGATGACTGTACCCAATTCTCAAAGAGATCTGACGCAGGCTGAGATGAATCAGGTTGCCCGCGATTGCTGCCCAGTTTGTATGGGTGGTAGATTTTATGCTGGGCCGTCGGCCGGCGAATCGACGAACATATTATGCTCATCATGCGGCACTGAGATATGGTGGTCCCCTCCATTCACTGCCTACATAATGAAGAGGGACGAGAGTCGGGGGTGGGCTTATGGGGTACCCGAATTCCCCAAGTGGGGATTTGTGCGAATGCCTGCCGTGAGCGACGAGTAGCGTAAATATGATCACAAAATTCCTCTACCCCCTTAAGGATTATTATGAAATATTTTATCGAATTTAAAGACAGAGGCAAGAAATCTTGGTTCCGAATTGTACACAAGAATGGTAATATCATTACCACAAGCGAAATGTATACCCGCAAGGCAGCGAGATCTAGAGTAGCCAATAATCTGTCAAAGGCGACTGGGATTCCGGTTAAGACCGACTAAGTAGGCCATTTGATTGCTTTGATCAATGCGGTGACCAGCTCATTCCAATTCAAAATGCGGCTATGGTCCACTTGAGCTTCGAGATCTTCAACGCTCTCGAAGGCTACCGACAGTGAGACACCAACAATTTTGCCAGGATGGTCTGAATCGTCGTCTCCTCGCTCAGCACATACGGCTTCGAGTTGCATTTTCGGAATAACGTCCGGATTCTCTAAGCTGCCTTCAGACACAATGTAGACATTGAATGCGTCGATGAATTTATCGCCATTCTTCAATGTGCTGATTGAATCGTCTGGGGCTGATTCGCTTAGGAGTACTTTGTCCATTATTATATGGTCCATGCTCTTATATACAATGTCAAGTGCGTCGATGTGTCCTATGACGGCGTCGGCTCGCGACGTATATCGTTCCTGATACTGATCCTCTGAGCCTCCGAAGATCATCGTTTCCCATAGGACGGGCGGTCCACTGCCACCAAAGTTGTGGTTGATAGGGAGGAAAACGGTGGATACATCAACTCCATTGATATCTGTGCGTGCAACATGCCTACTGTTCTTGAAGCATTCGCCCCACAGATCTAGATCAGCCATTTCTTCTGGCTGCCCTTCAGAATTTAACATATAGCGATCGGTCATGACTGTCTGTTGCGCTTTGGCAGCTTTGCAGTAACTGGTTATGTATTGTAATTTTATGACAACAAAAATATTTAAGCTGGTAACGGGTGAAAACGTCATCGCCGAAGTTGTGGAGCGTTGGGAGAATGGACGCGATGGCACTTATACAATAGACAAACCTTTTGCTATAATAGTGACAAAAGAGGGCATAGGATTAATGCCGTTTGATATGTTCGGTAAGGCTCAGCCGATAGTGATTAAAGAATACCACATCATGTTTGCGGCTGAGCCAGATCCAGAAATTCTCGCCGCTTACAAGTCTCAAACGGGTGGAATTGTTACGCCCGATTTAGGGATCCAAACAGGCGGGCTGTAGCCAAACATATTCATAGAGCTGCCGAGTGGCTTTATTAAATATGATTGGATATCCTATGTCTGACTTCTCAAAAGTGGCATCAGCACTATCGCGGCGTACGCACGATACTAACAAAGACAAATCCACAGACCTCGATATTGCGCAGGCATCTCATGCGTTGAAAGTTCTTAAAGAGATAGCGTTAGATGAGCCTGGCCTCGTTACTAGAGTTTTAAAGATACGACCTAGGCTCAAGCTTGAGCCTGATCGTAAGCTTGGCAGGCGTAAACGCAGAGCAGGTCGCATGGAACGGCAAAAAGCTTGGCTTGCGTTGCGGTTCTCTACAGCATATTCTAGATATGGGGTTAAGCACTAGTTCCTGCGTTGCTTGCGGCGCAGCACCTCGTTGTGAGGTGCGAAATGAGCGAACTTACAGATTTTGAGGCGGCGACCATATCATACACAGACCCTGAAGTGGAACTTGTGGGTATGGTTCGTGTCAACGACGCTTGGTGCGTTAATAGCAGGATAGATTTGGCTGTGCCTGGTACTTTTGTATGGTATCTGGTTACTATAGCTAGCATAGAAAGGAATAGTTTCATAAAGGTAATTACCAATAAGGAGTTATTTTATAAATGCACTAAGCTTACTTCCTCTTTTTCGAGTCGGAGTGGCGACATATATGGTGCCACTAGCGGGGAGACAATCCCATCATATATAACAGATGTGGCCATTAAGGCGATTGCGGCGTTCGATCAAGGGGCTAGTGCTTAGGCGATCGAGGCGTTAAGGATAACCTGCTGGAGGGCGGCTTCAATCGCAGCTTCCCATTCGTCTCCTGACGTCCATGCGTTGTCCACGAAGAACTGGTTGGTTGCTTCGTCTACGTGGCTTGCTCCGGCACCCGGTTGGGCCATGTGTGTCCATGTGCCGGAAACCGGGAAGTGATCGCCGTCGTTGAAGGAAACGATGCCGCGTACGTGAAGGGCATAATCAACAATGGTTTTTAATGGGCTGGGCGCTGCTGGGTCCACAGCAGGATTCCTTACCAGAGTCGCGGTCGGGCCTGTTGCGGTTCCCAAAGCAGTTATGAAGAACCACTGCAATTCTTGGAACCAAGAAGCCGCAGCAGTAGTAACCCCAGAATCTGAGGGCGTGCCAGCTGAATTCTGTATTTGGGCGTCGGTGTTCAGGCCTTCGGCACCGTCTACAGTATAAGCACCAGCGTTGCTATCGTAGTAGCATTCTATAGTAGAGGTGCTGCCATCAGAATACGCAACATTGCCAGAAAACGCGAATACTAAATCATTAACAGTGTCGGCCATGATAAATCTCCATAGTGTTATTATATTTTTGCCCACATATTACTGGCCGCAACGTATTACTAATATCTCGTGCTGCGTCGTATTTCAAGAGATCTGCGATGGGCATTTTCCCACGCCGAAACAGCGCTGGACAAACGGCGTAGCAAAGTCAGCAAAAACCTTAGCAGCATAACGAAAAAGGAGCAGCAAATGTCAGCGAAACTTTGTCAAATAATCGCCGTTGTGAACGGCCAGAAATCTCGGACTACAGCCGAGGTCACCAAGTGGCACAAGATGACTCAGAAGCCGGAGCTGTTGAAAGGTATCTCCAGGGTCTACACCCCCAAGGACGACGATGGCGACGCATACCCGCCTGAATCACAGAAGGTTCAGCTTACGGCGGAGACGGCCATTGAGAAGGCCTCCAAGTCCTTCATCAAGCTGTTTGATGTTGTGGCTACCCAAGACGCAGCTAACTGCGAAGCCAAGGCGGACGTCAAGGTCGGAGATACGGTTGTCCTCCAGCAAGTCCCCGTAACCACATTGTTGTTCCTGGAGAAGCAGCTCCACGATATTCACAAATTCGTGGACATAATTCCGGAGCTGCCTTCGTCAGTGGACTGGAAGTATGATGTGAACAAGGGCTTCCACCAGACTGACGCGATTGTGGCCAATAAGACCAAGAAGATCCAGAAGCCGGTCGTACTGGCCCCTGCTACCAAGGAACACCCCGCACAGGTTCAGCTTGTCGGCGAAGATATTATAGTCGGGACTTGGGCCACAACCCACTTCTCTGGCGCTCTTCCTGCTGACGAGAAGCGAGCAATGCTGAAACGCATTGTCGAATTGCAGGACGGTGTAAAATTCGCTCGCGAAGAGGCGAACGGACGCGAAGTCGTGGATGTTGAACTCGGGCAGAAGCTGTTCGATTACATCACCACTAAGTAACAACTGAATATTGATCTTATCGTGGTCGGCACCAAAGCGTGAACCGGCTACGATTAAGTAGCGCAAGTTTAGTCTTAGATTTAGATTGAACAAAGCACTCGTGCAGGTTCGAGTCCTGCCTCCCGCATTCTTTGTTGAACCTACTCGCGGGAGTGGCGGAATTGGCAGACGCGCAGGTGGCCTAAGTTACCATCTGTGAGTAGCTGAATGAGATTGAAACTATCGCTACAGTTTCAGCAGCGATGCTGGCTGCTAAATCGAGGTCCAGGTTCCCCTAACCGCTGTCAATGCCGGTTCAAATCCGGCCCCCTTCTTTCTTTAGACGTAGAATGACGAACCCCCGAAGGGGTAGCTCAACGGCAGAGCAGGGCGGTCTTAAATTAAACACCTGGATTAAACGGATAAAGTTAGCAGTTCGAGACAGGCGTCGGTTAAATAACTCTTATTGAAAAATAACTAGTGAAATAACCAACTATTGGCCCCGGCGGCACAGGACAGGTCTCCGGGGCTCTTTTTTATATATTCAGAGAGGGAAACAATATTGAGGCGTCTCGTTGTATATGACTGTTATGGAAAATGATAGTCAAAAACGATGGGATGAGTACTTTCTTAAGATGACAGCACTTGTCGCAACTAAGAGCAAGGACCCTAGTACCCAAAGCGGATGCGTGATTGTGGGACCCGACCATGAAGTCAGAAGTACTGGCTACAATGGTCTGCCACGGAATTGCACGGATGGCGTTGCTGAGCGGGATGTACGTCCAATCAAGTATTTGTGGTACGAGCACGCCGAGCGGAATGCTGTATATAATGCTGCCAGGCACGGTGTTGCACTTGCCGGTTGTACTGCTTATATAAATTGGCATCCTTGTGCCGACTGCGCTCGAGGTCTCATACAAGCAGGGATTGTTAGAATTGTGACATTTGAGACGCCGGAAGAGCTAAAAGAGCGTTGGGGAGATCATATAGTTGTCAGCAGCGAGATGCTGAGCGAGTCTGGGGTAGTCTACGTTGAATACCCTAGTTTCTGAGAGGCTTCTGCCGAAATATAACACGGCGACAAGGAGCTGGTTATGCATTGGGCTAGGAAGATTGTTGGGCGTCTTATAGACAATGCTCAATATTATACTCGTCGTGTTTGGTACCCTATAAGGTGCTGGCTTCGCCCTTATAATGTAGTCCGAATTAAGACGCTACCAAGAGGATGGACGGATCGTACTGAAATTTTGCTGCATGCGTCCTTCCAAGTCTTGGTTGATTTTGTAGAGAAGGAAGAGTCGATCGACCAGTCATCTGACCCTGATACGACGGAGGCAACATTTCTCTATAACTGGTGGACTGTTGAACGCCCGAGACGCCTTGACATAAGCGAGTCTGTACCACTTTTTGTTGAGACTAGTACGTTTGTCAAGTGTATAGATGGTAATCGAGTTATGTATACGATGGAAGATGTCGGAGGCTCTGAGGCTGACGCAGCGAGGGAGCTAATGGCTGAAAGCCTGCGGCATGACGATGAATGGTCCGCTGAAGACGATGCTATGCTAAAACGCCTAATCGACATTCGCGGGTATTTGTGGACCTGATCACAAGATACTTATTTTGTATCTTTTCAATATTGGGCCGATCGGGCTGTGGAGGGTGATTGTGTCGGACCCGGCGAACAACAGACCCACGGGTCGCCGTTTCTTATCCACCAATAAACTTCCACTATCGCCCCCAGCACTCATGTCTGTAGTTACGATGCAGTTCTTGATTTTGTAACTTCTTTTACTGTCATACCATACGCGGAATGTTCCGCTTTTGGCTATAATTTTTCCACTAGTTAACCCGGTAGTGCGGCCGGATTTCATAACTCTCAAGCCAACTCTGGGGAGTCTTATTTTGCGTCTTAGATGGCCGATGCGATTTATGACCCTTGAGTAAGATGTCTTAACTATAGCGATTGCAGAATCTTGATTCACGCCATTCTTGAGTTTGGTAAAAGCGGCCAAATATCCAATCACGTTTCTGGGCCTTCGGCGTGAGTCATATGTTCCTGGCTGATATATTGGGTCGCCGACCTTGGCTTTATTTGAATTGGCAATAACGTGATTATTAGATAACAATACTATCTGCTTTTTTCTGTTCCGGCACAGTACGCCAAGAGTTCCCGCTGTGACATTGCGATGGGATATGCTAATGCCTCCCATTATTGGCCTGGTGCGTTTTTTGGGATTTCGTCTTTTGGCACGGTGTGACGTTGTAACCCATGGTTTTGGGTACTCTGGGCGGAGTCCCGAGGCCGATATTCTACCGGTTTTACCAACTACGTCTGTTGGCAATCCATCGATTGTGTCTTCGATAATGTCGTCTGCGTCTAAACTACTAAGTGGCTCTTTCTTTTCAACGAACACCAACACGGCTGGCTGCCCTGTTGATTTACCATTAGTCCATTTTTCACCACGGGCGATCCCAACGACGTTCTTTTTATTTATTGTAGATTTCATATTATAAATTTGAGCAAATCTAGAATATGGAGTGTAGTAATGCCTACTAAAACTTTTAAGACAATTTCTAAAAAGAGTAAGAAATCGGCCGACGATATGCATCGATATTGGGGCCGTGCCCAAAAGTCATATAAACGAGCACAATCTAGGGCTAGGCAGGGGCTTAGAGAGCCAGTTAGAGATAAGCATTCATATATGATGGCCACTACTCTACGGCAGGCTCAAGGAACTGGGTCGAAGCCGCACAAGCCGCTCGGCGGCAAAAAGAAAAAGAAGAAGGGCTCGAAGAAAGAATCTTTCGAGATGAGAATCGACCAAATACTCGAATCAATTTAATACATCTCTAATCGGGGCTCTGTCAGAATAGAATTTCCTATTATCCTTGCGGCCTATCTGCGCAACATTAGCAGGGTAGAGCCGCTTCTTGGCCGGGATGTTGCGTTTCTGTGCGGGCTTGCGCCGCTTGCGGCTTGGCGTTGTGGTGTGTAAGTCTGACATTCTCATGTATTATATTTGCAAATATATAGTATGTTGATATCGGAACTTTATTTGATGGAAGACTGGAATTGGAAACGCATGGCTAGAGGTGCTGCATTAGGGGCGTTAGTGTCATCTCCACTTCTGGCACTTACCCCCGGTAAAACTGCACCAAAACCTACGTCAAGGCCTGCGCCAACATCGCAAGCAAGACAGCCCGAGTCAGCACAAGCCGAACCGGAGATAAGACCGAAGCCCGAATCGCAGCCAGCTAAATCACAGCCAAAGACGCAGCCAAAGACGCAGCCTAAGCCACAACCAAAACCGCAATCGCAGCCCAAGCCAAATCAGCTTACTGCGAATTTTAATTTATCAGAATTTGCATCTAAGGATGGGTCAAGGACCCCGCCGCAAGTTGTGGTCAAGTTAAAAGAATTAGCACAGAATCTGCAGGTTTTACGTGACGTTGTTGGGGTGCCAATTAGTTTAACTAGCGGTTATCGCTCGCCCGAGCATAATGCCAGAGTTGGTGGAGTGTCAAATAGCCAGCACGTGCAAGGGACTGCCGCTGATATACGAATCTCTGGAATGAAGCCAAAAGAGGTGCACGCTTTAATTGAAAAATTAATTGCCGATGGTAAGATGGCTCAGGGTGGGCTGGGCTTGTACACCAAGCAGGGTTTTGTCCATTATGATATTAGGGGAACTGCATCTAGGTGGGGTAAATGAAGCTACAAGCACTAAGTGGTGGCATACAGGAAGCCCTAAGCCAGCAACAATTGACAGCAATAATCGATGCTGTTAACGAATATAGGACAGAATATAAATTTATGCCTGCTCTTAACCGTGTGATGCAATTGTATGGTTATACTGGCGATAAGGCAGTAATCAGGCAGGTGACGCAGGAATTTAATAGAAGGTCTGCTGCCGCGAAGGCTGCAAAAGCTGAGAGGGAATATTCCGAAGAGCCAGGATATGGTGGGAAATATGAAACCTGGCAAGCTGCTAAATCTGCAAGGCGTGAATTTGACCATGCTGTGGCGGCTTCGCCGAGGGTAGACGCTGTTGATGCTTCTGACTACATCTCAAATGCCGCTGGGGAATTCAATGTACCCTACGACGCTGTCGCCCGTATCTTCTATGCTTAAAGGTATATCTCAATACTATTTGAGGCACAGAAGCTAAAGGGAAGGCACGGAAGAGCCTCTTCGATACTATGGAGAGCTTACAGCTCTAATTTTCTAGCACCGCGTTCTAGGGCTTCACTTGGCTTGAATCTTTGAGGCGGTGGAGGCGGGATTGGTGCTGGGGCGGGTATTGGGGTTGCGGAACAATTATGCAAGTCTTTTTGTTTTGCAGTAATACACCGATAACCACTCATCTCAAGTAGTGTTACTGATTTGGCTTTGCGGCTTGCCTTTGCATAATGCGATGGGACGTCGTAATCACGAGAGTTGTCGTGACGCTCTGGTGGTGTGGCATGCATATTGATGCCCTTGGCAAGCCCATTGTTGGTTTTTAAGTCGTCAGTGAGTGACTCGGCAATTTTGTCTATGTCGTCATAATTCACATTGTATATTTGCTGACATCGTGGCATAGTGTAACGCGAGGTGTGTATTAGAAGGTACCGCTAGCAATCAAAGGTTTTATATGGTAACTAAAAGAACGAAAGTCCCATTCGGTAAGAATGGGCGAGGAGGCTATCGAGGGAAACGGCTTTGCGATTGCCCAAATAGCTTTTTGACATGGGTTTCGACGAAGTTATGGGACACTGACCTTCACGAATTTGCTTTTGTTTCGAAAGCAATCTTAAAGGAACGTGAAACTGAAGATTCGAGCCCTCAAGATCTCGAGCAGGCTGCAGACGAATTTCTCCGCAGTCACGGAGTAAATCCAAAGGCGTTATAACCAAATATATAATATGAAATTGCAGAATTTGCATATCGATGAGAGTCTCCAGACATTGGAAAGACTAGAAGCGAGTCTTGAAGGTAAGACATTAATTGTTACTAGTCTTAAGGCTACGGATCCGGATCCAAAACCGCGTCACTCGCAGATAACCCATATTACAGCTGTGGCTGTAAGTGTTAATACTGGTGAAGAGCTGGGGCCGCCGTTCAATGAAGAAGCAGAATTAGAAATTGCGACGATGAATAGGCTTAAGTATGAGGACAACTTAAAAGCTAGGGATGAATGGCCGCTTGACCAGATGGCAGTGAGGGATTGGCTGAATGCTAGCGGCTACAATCTAGCTGCGGCTGAGGCTGGAAGACGGAAGCCTTCGGATTTAGAAGTTGCAATGGCTTTCCAGGATTTCTATGAGGAATACGATAACACGCAAGTTCTGATCGCGCACAATATTCCTTTCGTAATGAATCATTTGAATCATATACTACCATATCCAATGAAGGTATCGCAAGACATAGACACACTTGGCTTTGCACGTAAGTTCTTTATGCCTTTACTGCGACTAAAGATGACAAGCGGACATGACACCTCTAATAAGATTGGCGAAAAGATGCTTGACACTAGGGGCAATCTTGACCCATCGACCCATAATCTTGGCCGTGCATTCAATGTGAGTAAGTCAAGACATCGTTCGAGCGCAGTAGAGGACGTTCGCCAATTGGCTAAAGTGTTTTATAAGATGGTGGGTTTCGTAAGGCTGCATCGCGATATGCTCGACCACCCTCACTTTAAGCAGTATGCCGCATTGCAATCCCAGTCACAGACTGAATTTGAAGATGAGCCGCCTGTTGAGCTTGAGCCGGAGGATTCTGGTTTTGAGGAGCCAGCACACATAGACGAGCCGGTTCAATAACGTAGATAAGGTCAGATTAGGAGCTTATTTATGGAAATTCAAGGTAAGGTATGGGGTTTTACTTCAACAATATTCAAAAAGAATAATGTACAGATTAATAGGATAGAGGGTGTTAAAGGCGGATATTGCTCGAAGCACAAGCATAACCACAAATTCAATATGTTTTTCGTGGAGAAGGGGCAATTGTCTGTGAGCGTATGGAAGCACGACTATAAGCTTGTTGACGTCACTGTGGTAGATGCATTACAATCGACAGTTGTGAAGCCAGGTGAATACCACAAGTTTGAGGTTACCGGAGAAAATACCATAGCGTATGAGATTTATTGGATAGAACTTGATGATGAGGACATTGCCAGAGAAGACCATGGAGGCGTATCGGGTCAAGAAGATACCCAATAATATAAAATTTGTATTTGATGAGGCTTTCGCAGCCAAGGGGGCTAAAAATAAGTTTAATGAGTTTAATCCCAATCTTCCTGGGACTTATGGCCCCAAGTTATTACTGCCCCGCGATCAAGAGCGGGAGCTCTTCCTGAAATTTAATTATGCCAAATATCGTGCGTCGGGGATTGTCAATCACAGATCGGTTAAACGGTGGCTTACAAAAGCGTCATATTATAAAGATGTAATTGCATATCATAATCTAAAGCTTGCTTATAGTATGGTAATTAAATTATGTAAGTATGGTAATTCAGAAGAGCTAGAAGGTGCGGCTCTATTTGGCCTGTGTAAAGCCATTGATGGATTTGATGCTGGACGTGGCAATAAGTTTTCGACCTATGCAACTTGGGCAATTAGGACGCACGTTTGGAGACACAAGCAGAAAGTAGCTAAACACGCCCATGAAGATTTAGAGTATCAATATGGCGTTAGCGATCCGAGATCTAAGAATGATACTTATACGGCGGATGCGGCAGTAGATGTTGCGGCCCTACTAGACAATAGTGGTTTGACATCTACTGAACGGTTTGTCATTGCTTCAAGGTTTGGCTTGGGGTCACTCAAGCCAGCTACATATTTGCAATTGGGTGTTGCACTTGGTGTATCTAAAACATACATACAGCATATTTTGAGCCAAGCTTTGAGAAAGATAAATATCTCATATGACAGAGAGCAAAAAACCCAAATCAGAATTGACCAAGCCAAAGCCAAAGGCAAAGCCAAAACCCAAGCAAAAGGCCAAGCCAAAACCCAAGCCAAAAACAAGCGGGCATTCGCAAACTACGCCAGATAAACGTCCAATAATACTTGAGTCATGGCTTTCGCCGGGCGACATAGTAGTTATGACGGCGGCTGTACGCGACCTTCACTTAAATTACCCAAATCGCTATATTACCGAAGTGAGAACCTCGGCTGGGCAGATATGGGAGAATAATAAGTATATCACTGAAATTAACCGCGATGCTGACGAAGTTGAGGTTGTGAGTGAGTACAAGGTCATAGAAGACGGCGAAGAGAAGATCAAGCTCACTGACGTCAAAAAGGTTAGGCGTGATCTCAATAAGGTGTGGAAACAGGGGAAAGTCCCTAGAGTTAAGATTCATTACCCATTAATTCATAGGTCAGGCACGGGCCCTAGCCACTTCACAGAGGGATATACCGATTATTTAGAACAGATCTTCGATGTGCGGCTTCGCGATAGATTGATGCAGGGCCACGTAGAAGTTTCTGATGACGAGAAATCGTGGGTTTCACAGATTCACGAGGCCACTGGTGTCGATGACTACTTCTGGATTGTTGTAAATGGAGGGAAGACTGATTTCACGGCGAAGTGGTGGGATCCAGTAAGAATGCAACGAGTTGTGAGCAGTCTCCCCAATATGTTATTCGTTCAGGTAGGGCAAAAAGAGCATTACCACGTCGAGTTACAAGGTAACAACGTGGTGAACCTTATTGGCAAGACCGACATGCGTCAGCTTATTAGGCTGGTTTATAATAGTAGTGGTGTTATATGTCCGGTGACACTCATGATGCACCTTGCCGCTGCTGTGCCAGTGCGATCGGATAAATGCTACGGACGCGCTAGCCGCCCGTGTGTAGTTATAGCTGGCGGACGGGAGCCGGCGGCGTGGGAGGCGTATACGCATCACTCATACCTCCACACTTGTGGGATGCTCCCATGCTGCGACGTTGGCGGTTGCTGGAAGGCGAGGGCAGAGCCAATCGGGGACGGGGATGAAAAAGATGAATCACTCTGTCTGCATCCGGAAGCTACTGAGAATGGGGTTATTATACCGAAGTGTCTCAAGATGATTGGTGTTGACGATGTAATCCGCGCAGTCAAAAACTACTTACCGTAGTAAAGGAAGCAGCATGCGAATAGGAATTTTTTCAAAATACGATATGTGCGGCGGCTCCGAGCTGAGGTGCATAGAGATGGCGAATGCTATCTCCAAATACACAAGCCACACGCCTGTTATATTGTGCGAAAAAACTTTATCTAAGAGGATAAACAGTTACATAAACGACGGAATAGAAGTCGTAGAAAACGTTTTCCTTCCAAATCCCACCAACTTAGATGCTCTTTATTCTGTGGATTCAATTCTCATAGTCAACACAGATAGCAGAGACTTTTCCAAGTTGGACTATTGGGAAGGGAAGACATCTCGGCACAATGTAGAGGCAGATATATCCAGAATACCACAGATGGTTTTCCTATATAACTTCCTGGTAAGCCCATCGAAGCACTTGCACGCTATCGCTGAAAAGTGCGATGTCAGAATTATAACGACGAACAAGAAATTCTTTGAGGAGATTACTAAACAAGATCGATATGAGGGAGTGAGACATCTGCCAAGGATGATTTTGGAGAGTCCGATAAACACTGATAATATAAGTTCCACAAAAACCGAATGCGGCAAGATAAGGATTGGCAGGCATTCGCTGTCGGCTGAGTCGAAATTTAACAGAGAAACTGTAGATCTAATAAAGATGGTGAACAAGAGATACGAGGATAAAGTCCAGTGGGATTTTATGGGGGTCCCGGATCGTGAGATGAAAGATCTACAAATTGGCAACGTTACTGTTAGAAAAGCTTTCTCCAAGCCTGTTCCTGATTACTTGAATGATATTGATATCTTTTTATTCTTTGTTTCTTGGAGTAGAGAAGAGCCGTGGTCTCGCGCCGTCGCAGAAGCGATTGCGAGTGGTTGCCCGGTATTGGCAACAGATAAGGGTGGGAATAAAGACCAAGTTGTTCATGGCAACAATGGATTCTTATGTAAAGAGACAAAGGATTTTTATAAGCACATTGTATACTTGATGGAGCATCAAGAGAAGATCCAAGAGATGGGACAGAATAGTATGCTTTATTCTAGATTCTTCTCCTCAAAATGTGTTGTTGAGAAATTTATCAAGTTTATAGGAAAATGAAAAATATAATTGTTTGTAACGTCTCAGAGGAGAAGCATTTTAAACAATATGAGGGGTATGTTAAAGCTCAGATAGATAATAGCCTTTCTTTCGGGTGGGATAAAGAAGATATTATCTTGGTTGCAAATTTCCCCTACACATATAGGGGTATTGAAGCCATAGTTTCAGATTTCGACTGCGATTTCTGTTTAACTGGCAGTAAAACGTTTGCGATTGTGAAATTATTTGAGCTGGGTCTTATTCAAGAGAACGCCTGGCTGCACGACTTAGATGTGTGGCAGACATCTAAAATTGACTTTCCTGAGATGCTAGATATTGGAATGGCAAGGTACATTGGTCGCTGGCAGGGCGGTAGCGTGTTTTTAAAGCCGAGCTCGGGAGATATCTTCTCAAGGATAGCGGACGAGATAAGAAAGCAACAGGCTGGCAAAGAAGAACCGATAATTAAGGAAGTTCTGAGAATTAAAGAGTATGGGGATCGCGTCACGAGGATAGACAACTCATATAATGTTGGTGCTACTGGTTTTGAAAAGAGGTACAACCAAAGCCAAAAACCAATAAGAGCAGTACATATGCACCCACAGCGCGGTTCAGACCACAATCGAAATATAGCCGGGATGAACAGATTAGGGGTTAGAACTGTTGGTAGTTGTTTGCTAGACATATTTTCGGAATATTTTGGTTTGTCTGGGGATTTGATAAAAGATGCCTCAATAGATGTGAGTGTGGACAATTCTGATTACGAAATAAGAGGCTTGTGCGCCGAAGCAGAATTTCACACTAATAGAAAGTTCAGCTTTACAGAGATTCCAGATGTCTTATTGGGAAGAAAGTTTTTGGCACTGCCACACAAAAAGAAGGTATCTATCGATATCACTGCCACCAGCCCTGGGATTTTTGAGATTGGGCTCTGCGATGAGCATGAAGAAATAATATCTAGTTTTAAGGAATATTATGAGATGGAGCATATTCCACTTAAAACGGATTATAGAGACGCAAAGAAGATTAGGCTGTTTAGGAAGTTTTTTGAAAAAGGCGAAACCCTTAGATTAAAACATAAATGGCGTGTTAACCCTATCATGATCGCAAATGAGATAACTTGTAGGAAAAATAATGGCTATATGGAATGATTACAATTGGGATATATGGAACGACAAGAAAGCACCTCTTCCAGAGTTTCCATCGAGATATAGGAAGATATCGCTTTGTACAACATGCATGAATAGGGCTGAAAATTTGAAGGCGACGCTTCCTAAAAACATAGAAGACAATAAAAGTTACCCTAACCTAGAATTTGTCATTCTAGATTATAATAGCACAGACGATCTGCGGCAGTGGATGCGGCAGAATATGATGGACCATATTGAACGTGGAAGGGTTGTTTATTGTCACACTAGAGAACCTAAATACTATCAGATGGGCCATTCTCGTAATGTTGCTTTCAAATTAGCATCAGGAGACATAATTAATAGCGTAGATGCTGATAATTATATAAACGAAGGGTTCGCTGATGTCTTAAATAAGATGGCAGATGTGTGTCCTTCAAAAGGTGTTTTTTGTAAAGGCAAAAGATCGATGCATGGCCGCATAGGCTTTTATAGGGATGAATTTTTGGCTCTTGGCGGATATGATGAAGACTTAATTGGGTATGGGTTTGATGATCACAATCTTGTCTATAGAGCTATGGCTAGCGGCTATAAAATGATGTGGTGGGGAGGGAAGTATTGCGATAGGATAAAAACAGATAGGAAAGATGTTACAACTAATATAGAGAGTAAAAGTTGGAAAGCAACAGAAAAGATAAATAAAGAAATAACTTTTAATAAGTTAGAAGCGGAGGAGTTTGTAGCAAATCAGGATCGGCATTGGGGAAAGGCGAGAGTCACAAAAAACTTTGGGCCTATGATGGATATTTAAATGGCCACATATGACAATTTGGGGAAAGTGGGTAAACACATTACTGCATTTGGTCTATCTAGATCTGGCAATCATTGCATTTTTAATTGGATAATAAATAATTATGTAAAGAATGGTATGGGTCCAGTTTGGTATCTGAATGGTTGTAGGAGTGGGTATGGGGATATATATTCCAAAGAATGTATTGTTTATGACGGATTGGGCACAAAAAAGCTTAGCAGGAGAGGCGTTAGTGCGGAAGTTAAGTCGTCGTCAGATAAGCCAATATTATTCACATCTTTCGAAAACTTGCCCCACATAATGGATTTCGAAAACAAAACATCATACTTTAATTATAATTTAAGTAACAGTACTATAAAAGACGAATTTACTATTCATATTCTGCGTGATCCATTCAATTTATTGGCTACTTATATGAAGCACCCTCCACGTCTGGGCCAGCCCAAAAAGTGGCAAGAATCAATTGATTTGTGGAAGTATCACGCTAAACAGGTTCTAGGCTACAAAAAATATCTGATAGAGCCGATAACTACAATTCTTTACAATAAATGGAAAAAAGATAAGTCCTATCGCAAGTCAATCGTATCCAGCTTTGGGATTAAAAATTATTGCGATTCCGTTGATTTTGTGCCTAGCTACGGCGCAGGTAGCTCATTTGACGGCTTTGACTTTCAAGGAAAGGGAAGCCAAATGAAGACGTTGGAACGTTGGAAGACTTGCAGAGAAAATGAATGGTACATAGATCAAATTAGGCAAGACGAAGTTCTGGACCTATCGGCGGAAATATTTCCAGAATTAACGCAAAAAATTCGCAGGCATATAAGCAAGTTTGACAAGCATAAAACATTTAATTGTTAAAGATAACTTATGAAAAACTTAATGATATATATAGATCAAACCGGCCAAGGCGGGTTTAGTAGAGCGTGCAACAATGAAGCTCTTAGGATGGCTAGGGTTCAAATAGACAATAGCCTGGATTTGGGATGGAAACACGACGACATAATGATAGTGACAAACTTTGAATTTGAGCACAATGGAGTCAAGGCCATTGCATTGCCAAATTGCGAGGAAATCTGCTGTAAATATCGCAAAAGATATGGTTGGATACAAGCTAAGACGTGGGTCACGCCCATACTTTTTGAGCGTTCTATCTTGCCAGCCGACGAAGAATTTTGGCTGCACGACTTTGATGCTTTTCAGGTACATCCATTCACAGATACTGGTTCGGCAGATGTGAGGTTGACAACGTTCGGATTTAAAGATTTGGCTAATGGCGGCTCTACGTTTTTCAAGTCTAGCGCGTGGGATTTATTCCAAATAGCTAAAAACAATCTTATAAAGAATCAAACTCTTTTAGTACGGCATGGCGAGAATATAAAGTATAATGAAGAGTTCGCATGGGAGGATGTGTGGGAGGATGAAGTGCATAGGCCTAGGATGGAAAAACTTAATTTAACATTTAATTATGGCATGCGCTTCAAACATTTCAACCAGATGTGGCCAAAAGCAGACAAACCTATTCTAGTGGCACATTTTCATCTTGAAAAGAAGATAATAGTAGATGGATATCATCTTTACAGGGCATTTTGCGAAGGCGAGAATCCTGGTGGCGTTGAGATAGTTAATGGAAGATTAAAGAAGATACTCAACGATCACGGATTTTGTGGAAAGTAGTATTAATTTCGTCGGAAGATCATTAAGTTCGCCTTTACCCATTCTGGAATTTGTGTTCTCCACCCATTCCACGTTTTGATCGTTTTATTAACGTCTTTCTCCAAATACGTGAACCCTCGAGCCTTTATGTTATCTATCCAAGATTGTTTTGGTCTGCAATTAATATGGCCTCTCCCTGCTTGCCCAGGAGGTGCTGCTGTTAGTATTATGTATCGCTCCGCAGTTGTTAAATTTTTGATGAATTGCTCAGTACCCTCCGGCTTTATGTGCTCTGCGGCTTCAAAGGACCAAGCACAATCGAACTTCCCCATGTTGATTGGGTCTGTTATGTCTTTGCCGAAGATATAAGGCACAATTCTATAAGGCATATAATCTTTGGCGACTTCGTAGTTTATCTCCAAACCGGCAACGCGGGTTAGGCCACAATCCAAGCCCCCCTCCAAGAAGGAGCCTATGCCGCAACCGTAGTCGATCATCGATGTTATTCCATACCGCTTTATGATCTCTTTGGCGACATAGATTTCCCAACGACGAAACTTTTCAAGATGCCAACGGTAGTATGCCGAATCATATCCTTTGCCCATATCATTTACCTTACGCAATAGCCAATGTAAGTTTGCGGCGGTTTACTGCGTACATAGAGTTATTCACAATTCATAGAATTTAACAGGAACATACAATGACAAGACGACTAGCATTTAACACGCAACAATCACCTGAAGTACGAGACAAGTTGCGGGCCGGCATTCAGCAACTCGCGGATGCTGTCAGAATAACACTTGGCCCCTCAGGTCGTGTTGTCATGTATGAACGTGAGTTTGGTGATCCGGCCATTACTAAGGATGGTGTTACTGTAGCCAGACAGGTCACATCGCCCGATACGTTTGAAGACATGGCCAGTGGCTTTAAGCTGATGTGGTGGGGAGGAAAGTACTGTAAGAGGATTAAAACAGATAGGAAGGACATTACAACGAATATGATCCACAAAAACTGGAGGGCAACAGAAGAGATAAACAAA